ACAAACGATACCCTGATGGTGTATATTATATGTGGTGACACATTCAAAGCAGGCGGAGTGTAGACTGTGACACAAAAAGCACAAATTCTTTTCACGTGTACAGAAGAATTCAAAGATGCTTTAGGAAGCTTTGCACAACTACACAACTTGAGTGCGTCGCTTGTAATAAGGAAAGCAGTTGCCGAGTATATTGGATATAACCTAGAAGGTGAAGTTAGTACAGATAGACGTAGGAAGTATCTTACTGACGAAGAACGAAAGAATGCTACAAAGGAACGAACAAAGAAGGGTCGTGTGGAAGTAGCTAAGTTGTTGGCAGCACTTGAGAAAGAACAAAGACTTGCAGATGTGTTGGGAATTGAAAATAGTTTGAAACGAAAGGGAGTTGATCCTAATGTATAAATCAGAAATTGATACCACACGACTAGAAGCGATTGAATCTCGGCTAAAGCGTGCAAGACCTGGACATTGGGAGATTCCTGAAGGTACGTTGAATGGATGTGCATGGAGTGTCGGACCCATTGAAGGTTACGATGGTGATGCACTTGGAGTAAGTCCAGATAACCAAAATCTAGTTTTCGTTTCGTATGCTAGAGAAGATGTAGCATATCTACTTAAGGAAGTCAAACGACTTGCTGCTATCCTTGAAAAGCATCCGAATGAGTGAATGTAATTCTATATATTGACATATAGTGTATAGTGTGGTACACTAGTATGGTAGGGGGACTAAAACATGAATCGGCTGTGCATTACCAATGAAGGTTTAATGTGCATCAACGATTTTAGGTCCATTCAAAAAGCAATATTAGTTGTGTTGTGTAGGGGGCCGAAACGAGTTTTAGAACTAGTAGCCGAAATTAGGAGAGAGTATATCGAATTCAAGTACATAGAACAACGTATAATCATAACGGCGCTCGGCTCATTAATAAAGTGTAACCTAGTTCAATCAACATATGAGGATGACTACTAATGCGTAAAAGTGGGATGGCACCTGTTTACGTTGGGGACATAGGTGTAATCACACGGCGCGAACCGAAACGTGTCTTACCAAAAGAACTAGACTTGAGTAAGTATTCGTTTCGGGATTTGTGTAATATAGCCATCCTCGTAGGAATCGATTTACGAGACATTATAGGTATAAGTAGTTGTAGTGACCATAGAAATATGGTGTTTCTGGGGGGAAAAGAGCTACCAGATGGGTACAACATTTTTGAACATTGTGTGTATTGTAAGAATTGTTGGCAGCTTTTTAGAATCAAAAACGAAAAGGGCCGGTGATGGTAGCGGATACTAGGATACAAACACAAACACAGATACAATCACAACTTATTGTACCTCGTAGGTGGTTTTCATGGAAACACAGACAGGTGTACCATTATCCTAGAATGGCATTATCGGAGACAATGCTAAAGATGCATTGTGGCTTAGTGTTGAACATTAGAAAACCAGGGTACATGGTGTACACCAAAAAGACAAACATATTACAAGATGACGACATTGTAAAGTGTTTGTCGTGTATAGAAAAGATGGAAGGATAATAATGAACTCGTATCGTGACGTGCACCTGATGACGCTTAGATGCTTCGAAAAAGACTGTATGACTCGTTTGCGTGTAGGGCGGTTTTTATATGGACCATCTACACGTGTAGGAGAATTAAAGTATTGTCCTGTTTGTGGTGGTAAGGCTGGTGCTGCTACTGATACAGAAGAGACGTACTGGGAATCGTTGTCAGAAGCATATGAGTTACCTGTGGAAGCTGTACGTGCAGTGTACAGTATTTGGGATGCAAATGCATATCCAAAGTTTTCTGACTTTGTACAGGAAATGAAAAATGAAGCAAGGAAGTTAGAAAGTGTTAACTGAGTTTGAGTTTACGGTTATAACTATTGTAGTTATACTGGCACTCTTAGTTTGGTTAGATTCAAAATAGGTAAGGTGTTTTACTAACATGCCACAGCTTACAATCGAAACCCTGCTCGAAGAAATTGTAGAAGCAGTGAAAAGTAAGCGTAGGTGGGGACCGCGCTTTCCAACACTCTTTGATTTGTCTAGAGTAGTTTGGAACACAGAAGAATCGAGGATCGAAATGGACCTCATGCATAATGGACAAGTACGAAAGTTTGATTTGTACTTGTACGAAGTACCAGACCACGGGGAGCGACACGATGGCGATGTCCATGCAGACAACACCGAGTAACGTTATAGGAGGTTATGAGGATAGAGAATATCAGCGTTTAGGTACACAGTTTTTGCGTACGATTCGTCGTGGATTTCTTACGGATGATCCAGGTTTAGGAAAAACTCCACAAGCTATTCGAGCAGCAGAACTACCTGCAATGGTAGTAGCTCCACGATATCTATGTGGACAGTGGGAAGATGCTATTAGACGTGAACATGAAGATGCTGTAATAGCTCATGCTGATGGTACACGTACACAACGAGATATTGTACTAAGTAAACAAGCAGATTGGTATATTGTAAACTATGAAATGGTAAAATCGTATGATATGCCTACGGGCATTCGTACCTTCATCAATGACGAGAGTCACCATTTGCGGAATAGAAAAGCAGATAAAACCAAAGCTGTAAAGTTGTTAGAGAATGACAATCCTAGTGCGAGGATTTACAACCTTACAGCGACTCCATTCTGGAAGAACATTGATGATATATGGATGCAGGCACACATACTGTATCCAGATATCTTTAGAAGCTATCACGCTTTTGTAAAGATGTACTGCATTAGTTTACATGGACCATATGGAACAAAGATATTCGGTGTAAAGAAAGCTATGCGGCAAGGCTTGAAAGATTTACTCAAGCCTATCATGTTAGGTCGTACATATGCAGAGGTAGGACGCTACTTACCTGAAGTAGTCGAGAGTGTAGTCAAGCTTCCGATGCCTCCTGCAATGCGAGTTATATATGAGAAACTTGTAAATGACTACAGTTTGAAATGGAAAGACGAAGAAGAACAGAAGCGATTGATATTTCAGCCTACAGGGGTATTACATACACTTCGACAGGTGACTGTAAATAGTGGTAAGTTTGATGCAGTAAAGGGAATTATTGAAGATAATAACGACAAGCCTGCTGTAATAGGTTTTTGGTATAAAGACCATGCAGAGGAAATGGCTAAGATATTAGGTAAGAGTGCTGTATTAATTACAGGAGATTTGCCAGGAACCGAACGACAAAAACTTGCTATGTGGGCACAACAACACAACAAACATATTGTGGCATCACAGTATAGTTTGATGGAAGGTGTAAACCTGTACGAGTATAGATTGTTTATATTTGCAGAGGAACACTATGTTTATGGATCAAACCACCAGTTTCTTAGTCGTGTTGTTCGTGATCGTAACGATAACGGCCTCGATCGTGAGCCTGTTCGCGTATTCTATGTCCAAGTACGAGGATCAATTGACGAGACGATACACAGAATTGCCAAAGGACGAAAAACCTCAATCCAAGCAACCCGAGAGTTACTCGAACTAGTTCTAAATAAAGGGAAATAAAAATGAACCTGTGAGGTACAAGGTGTGGTAATCTTATATATTGACATCCTATAAGGTATGTGGTATGATGTAAGGGTCGAACCATTATGCGTTCGATTTTGTGTAAAGAATAGGATAAAACACATGGCAACATTTAGTGTAACAGACCGTCAAACATTTCGAAGATGTAGACGAAAATGGGATTATAGTAGTAATGCACGTAGAAATCTAACGGGAATTGGTGCAGGACCAGAAGAATTAGAACTAGGAGGATTGGTACATCGTGCTTTAGCGGACTGGATACATCAATATACGAATGATTCAGAGGAGGCTATGCAGGAAAATATGCTAGCCTCTCTGTTTATAAAGAATGCAAGTGACCGAAAGCGTGAGATTGAAGAGTCATACGAAAATCGAACAGGACTCAAGTTAGCTGAAGGACAATTGCATTCATTGTTAAATGTGGTACAGCTTGGTATAGATATAATGAGTAACTACCAAGCATATCACAAGAGTCCTATTCCAGAACATATGTCGTTTGCTAGTCCTGAACAAGAGGTTGTAGTACCTGTACCTGGAACAGAACATGTGTGTACTAGATGTGCTGGAAAAGGAATAAAGCAAAAAACGGATGTTGGTCCTGGTGTTGGATGCTCAAATTGTTCAGGACTAGGTAAATTATATCATTATCTAAGCGCAACACTTGATGGATTGTTGCAGGATAAACACGGTCGGTTGTTTGTACTTGAGCACAAGACTTACAGCAATCGGCCACGGATTCAAGACTTACATATGAATGACCAGTTTACGGGATATTGTTGGGTTGTACAGCAATTAGGCATAGGTACTGTAGCTGGTGTGGCGTATGATGGTATGTGGAAGCGTAATGAACCACCGAAATATATGCAGAAAGAGAAACGTCCTGGTCGAATGGAAGACTTGTTTATTCGAAAAGTTCTTCCAAAAGGTGAAGCAGAACTAAATGAGTGGGGACGTAACCTGGCTAAAGAGATAAACGAAATGGGAAGTACCCCTGAGATATATCCTAATGTACCTTGGCAGGGTTGTTCAGATTGTAATTTTCAAGAAGTGTGCATGATGCAAATGAAAGGCGAAGACCCTGCGAGATTGTTAGCCCAATATTTTATTCCAAGAGAACCAATTGTAAGGGGTGGCAAATAGTATGACTGTACTAACACCACAAAACGCTAAATCGTTTGCAGGATTACAAATTAGTCAGGAAACGACTCCAAAAAGTGTATTTCTTGCAGTGTATGGTGTAGGAGGTTCTGGAAAAACTACTTTATGTGCTGAAGTAGTAAATGCAGGTGAAGATGGTGCACCTGCATTATTGATAGATATTGATAGGTCAAGTAGTAGTGTGGTACACTTACAAGACAAAGGATTGAATATACTGAAAATATCTTCGTGGAATGAAATGAAGAAGATTAAGGCTGCAATTGAGAAAGGCGAAGGTGATTTTCAATCGTATATTATTGATAATATGTCTGAGTTACAACAGTTGTGTGTGAAACATTACGCACCATCAGGTATGCCACAAGGTAGTGATGCACTGAAACTCTGGGGAACTATCACTGCTGATATGATGGAGTTTGTACGTGATATGCGTACAGCGTGTTATAGTCAAGGCAAAAATTTGTTGATGGTGTTGTGGGAGGAAACCGAAAAAGATCAGCTTACTGATAGGGTGCGAATCAAGGTATTACTTACACCAAAATTCGGAGCAGCGTTTCCTGGAATGGCAACACTTGTCGGCAGATTGACTGTACCAGGAACGGCACGATCTGATTATGTACGGTTACTTGATTTTGCACCAGATGAACGACTTGATACAAAGTTTCGTGTGAGTCCTACAGAGGCAGCAGCAGATATGCCCATGCAATTATGGGTAAAACGTGGATCGAATTTCATGGTAGATTTGATAAATACCGTGAAACACGGTAAGCCGTTTCCAAAGGACAAGTACAGTAAACCAGGATTGTAACATTTGACTAAGCCTAAACCTAAACCTAACATACTTACTAACTCAACTCTAACCTTAACATGGATAAGGGAGCGTGCACCGCCTATACCAAAGTGCACGGATAAATAGTTGTTCGTTTGTAGTTTTTAGTTCAAAAGAGGTACTACCGTGGTTGTCGTCAACATGAAGGGAATCGGTCAGCTTGTCGAGGAAGGTGAGTATCCTGTTACTCTTGTGAAGGTGACTTCTAAGAAGACACAGGCTGGTAACGACATGCTCACTTTCCAGGCAACGATTCGGAACAGTGATACTGATTTCGATGGTCGTTCTCTGTTTCGGAATTTCGTGATTAGCAACGATCCTGACAAGGATAATAGCGGCGTTCTGTATTACCTTCAGATGGCGCTTGTTGCTTTCGGTGGCGATCCTGACGACATGGATTCCGATAAGTTTGATGTGGAGGATTACGCAAAGGGACTTTACGGGAATCGTGCAATTGCAACTGTGACACATCGTCTCGACGCAAACGATCCTGACAAGAAGTATCTTTCGGTGGAGTTTAGTCCAGACGATTTGTAAATTGTGTATAGCTAGGTAGTATGTTGTGGTCAGTAGAAACGCGGTAAAGGACGGGAAGCCCAGGAGCGTGACATGGTGAACCGTCTACCACAACAATTGGGGTGCTTCAGTGGTTGTTACGGTAAAGGTGCCTACACAAGTAAAGAAGCGTGATGGTCGTATTGTAGACTTTGATCCTATGCGGATAATGACGGCACTTACAAAGTGTTTCAGTTCGTTTGTTGGAAAAGAATACCAACTACAACCGAAATATCTGTCTAGCCTAGAAGATTATACTACTAGAGTAATAAATGTACTTTCAGTAAAGTTTGCAAATGAAGTGCCTACTGTTGAACAAGTACAAGATACTGTAGTGTTTGTGTTGCAGAGTGCAGGAGAATATGAAGCAGCAGAACGCTATATCATTTACAGGTACGAACGTAATAAGGCCAGAGAAGCTGAATACATACCTGAAGATGTGTTAGCAGCGTTCAAGGAAGATGAACAGTATTTTCCTACACAACTACAACGATTTCAATTCTATGATAAGTATTCTCGATTTATCAAGTCTCAGGGGCGTAGAGAAACTTGGAAAGAAACAGTAGAACGTTCAGTTAATTTTCTATGGGAACTTGTATTACAGTATAGTCCTGCTGGTTTGAATACAGATAAACGAGAAGAAGTACGAAAAGTTGTATATGAAGAAGTAATGCCTGCTATTTTGCGTATGGAAGTTATGCCGAGTATGCGTTTACTAGCAATGGCTGGTGAAGCTGCTCGACGAGATCATTCTGTGCTTTACAATTGTAGCTACCTTCCATTAGATAGCGTTGATTCATTTTGTGAATTGTTTGCTAATTCGATGGCTGGATGTGGGGTCGGATTCTCAGTAGAATCGACAAACATTAGTAAACTACCAGTTGTAGCCCACCAGCTTATAGAACCAAAATTAGTAAAGGAAATTAGTGATAGTGCAGAAGGATGGATTGATGCACTACGCTTTGGTTTAGTAGCTTGGTTTAATGGACTAGATACACAATTTGATTATAGCAAGATTCGACCTAAAGGTTCGATACTAAAGATTAAGGGTGGACGTGCAAGTGGACCAGAACCGTTGCGAGAGTGTCTCGATTTTATCCGAGATAGGATACTTGCGAGACAGGGTAAACGCCTTACAACTCTTGATTGTCATGACATTGCTTGTGCAATTGGTGGTGCTGTTGTTAGTGGGGGTGTTCGTCGTACTGCCCTAATTTCTATATTTGATGAAGATGATGAACTTATGCTTCATTGTAAAGATGGGGACTTTGCTAAAGCAAATAACCAGCGTTGGAATGCAAACAATAGTGCTGTTTGGACCAACGTTGAAAGAATGACTCAACGTGAATTTGTAAAACGTATGTGGAATATGTTTGAATCAGAACGTGGGGAACCTGGGATATTTGTACGTGAAAATGCTCAGTATATGTTACCAGAACGACGTGCTGGAAATCTGGAACGAAATAAAACGATAGAATATGGTTTAAATCCGTGCGGCGAAATAATATTACGTCCCTTCCAGTTTTGCAATCTTAGTTCTGTAGTAGCTCGTTCTAATGATACACCTGAATCATTAGAGCGAAAGGTTAGATTAGCTACTATTATCGGAACAATTCAATCGTGTGCAACGTTCTTTCCAAATCTTCGAGATATATGGAGCCATAATTGTCACGAAGAGCGTTTATTAGGTGTTGATATTTCGGGACAACTAGATTGTCCTTTACTGGTAAATAGTAGTTGTGGGTTGTTTGCTAATTTACAGGCTATAGCTATTGGTACAAATGTGTGGATGGCTGATTTACTTGGAATCAATAGAAGTGCAGCAATTACTTGTGTCAAACCAAGTGGGAATTCATCAGTGCTACTTAATTGTAGCAGTGGACTTCATCCTCGTTGGGCCAAATACTACATTCGAAACGTACGAGTTGCTGCGTCATCATCAATGGCTAAAGTGTTACGTGACGCAGGAGTACAACTCAGTCCAGAAAACGGACAAGATTTAGACAACCCACATACTTACGTGGTGTCGTTTCCTGTAAAGAGTCCCGACGGTGCGATTGTACGTGAGAAATGGTCGGCTATCGAACAATGTGAATATTGGTTGAAGAACAAAATAGATTGGACAGAACATAATCCAAGTGTGACAATATACTACAAGAATGATGAAATTCTGGATTTGATGCAATGGGTTTATACCAATATAACGAGTATAGGTGGAATGTCGTTTCTGCCATACTCAGATGCAAAATACGATCAATTGCCGTACATTGAAATAACCGAACACGAGTACGAAGAAATGGTTGAAAAGTTTCCAAAGAATATCCCCTTTGAACGATTGTATATTCATGACAACCTACAAGATCATACTAACGCAACACAAACATTAGCCTGTGAGGGGCCAGTATGTCTAATAGAGTAGCTGGAGACGCTGAAACTGCAAACGGTGTTGCAAAGTTTTTGGTACATGTAATCAACGATGATATTGCAGATACTACAGAACTAACACAATCGGAACAAGAATTATGGGAGAATATGCACTATATTACGGAACCTATTGTAAACAATTTTGTATTAGTGTTTCCAAATAAGTCGTATATTGTGTCTGTAAAGCCGGTTAGCAAGTAAACAAACGAGCCATCTTTATGGTGGCTCCGAGCCGCGTTGGTGAATTGGTTATCACGCCACTCTTTCAAAGTGGGGTAACGGGTTCGATTCCCGTACGCGGTACCATGAGAGTTAGTATCTACATACTGGTGAATCCCAAATAACGGTGAAACACGCCTAAAAAGTGTTGAAGTATGTAGTGAAGACTCTCATGCTGGTCCCTTAGCTCAATTGGCAGAGCATCAGTTTTACATACTGAGGGTTGTAGGTTCGAGTCCTACAGGGACCACCGAAATAAAGAAACAATTTGCGGTTTGGGGCGAGAATGTGGAGCTAACAACATTTTTTCGGACGGTTGTAACTAGCGAAGTGGGGGGCTGGTTTTGTTTAGGGTATGCTCGAATAGCAGGAGAAGATAAAAAGACTAAGGAAACTTGGAAAGAGGAATTCTTTAGTTGGCCTGATGAACTGCCTAATATCATTAATCGAGTTCATCAGCTAAGTTCAGAGTATGATGTTTATTTCAGTCCCTATCTTTTTTCAGAGCAACGGAGTCTAAAAGAATTCGCAATTGTTGGTAAGACTATAGTAGCTGACTTGGACGAAGCAAACGTATTGACATTGCCAATTGAACCATCTGTACTTGTTGAAACATCACAAGGACGGCATCAAGGGTATTGGATACTTCGAGAAGAGCTAGACACAACCCTACACGAGCGTTTGTCAAAGCGATTGACATATAGTATTCCACGATGTGACAAGACAGGATGGTTTCTAGGTAAGAAGGTACGTGTACCAGAGACAACGAACAACAAGTATATAAGTGGACCACAAATTGTACGTGTAGTTTCTGCAAGCGAGAAACGATACACAAGTACACAAATTGAAAACATAGCTAGCGTAGATGAGTTATATGGGGCTAACGCTAAGAATGTACAAACACAACTTCTAGAGTCAGAGACAGATTCAGATGATTTTCAGTGGGCCGAGGACGCACTCAATCAAGAAATTGGCCCACAGGAAATGTTGGCAAGGGTTAGAAATGCTATACCTACTGTCGTAGCTCGATACAACTTGCTATCTCGTGATAGAAGTGCTGCACTTTGGGCGCTGAATATGTCGCTCTTTCGTGCAGGCATGAAACGAGATCAAGTTTTCTTTTTGGCATATCATAGTCCAAACAACAAGTTCAAGGATTTACGATATGGGTGTCTTCGCGAGTTAGCTAAGGACGTTCTTCGAGCAGAGTTAGCCACGAAGATTCAACTTCCTGATGTAAAAAGTAAGATTCGTGACGCACGGAAACTCGGAGATAGCGCGAATGACAAAAATGAATACATTGCGAAGTGTGCTCGTGAACATCTTGATAAATTGGGTAGTTTCATTCATTGTAGTGATGGCAGTCTATGGTTTGTTCGAAACGATAACGGACGGCCTATTAGTATTAGTAGCCGTAGCGAACATTTGCTTAATCTACTTGATAATATTTTCGGTATCAATGCATCTGATAGAGAGGCTACATACGTAGCATATAACCTTGAAGCAATGGTAGCGGATTTACCAGTTACGGGTAAACTGTGTACGTTAACTCATTATGACCATGAACTACGTATGTTTGTAATGCATACGGGTGGAAAAGATGTACTGGTTGTAACGAAAGATGGTATTCGTCAAGAGGTAAATGGTTTTCAAGGATTGGTGTTTCCGTGGACTACAGGTTCATTAGCTATTAGTCCGAACTACGGTGCTATAGAAAACCATTGGGGCGACGAGCTATTTGATGATTGTCTTGACAACATCATTGGAATAGACAAGATCAATGCAAAGGCTATACTCAAGGTATGGTTTTTGGCAGTGTTGTTGAGGGATGCTATCAATAGCCGACCGATACTTGCATTGTTTGGTCAACCAGGATCGGGTAAATCAACACTGTTTAGGCGTGTCTATACATTGTTGTATGGTAAGGATAAGGGACTCAATACTATTACAAAGGAAGATCACTTTGACTATGCACTTGCAAAAGACCCACTTGTAGTGTTCGACAATGCAGATTCGGCACCACGTTGGTTACCTGATAGACTAGCTGCAACAGTAGCACCAACGGAAATTACAAAACGAAAGTTGTTTACTGACAACGATATTGTGATTCTGCGTCGGCAAGCTATGTTGGGAATTACAGCGCATAACCCAAAGTTTACTCGTGAAGATGTGACAGACCGACTCTTGTTGCTTACATTTGAACGACTCGAAAAGTTCAAGCCTGAGAGTGCAATCTACGAACGTATCTCCAAAATGAGAAACCTTTTATGGGGAGGAATTCTAAGAGACGTTCAGAAAGTATTAGGTACAGAAGTTCCACGAACAGGATACCCTCAGTTTCGTATCGAAGACTTTGCCCAATTTGGATATTGGATTGCAACAGCACTCGGGGTTGAAAAAGAGTTTTATGATGGTATCGACACGATTCGAAAAGATCAGAAATCTCTGAATATCGAAGAGGATATTTTGCTTGTTAGTGCTATTGAACGAATGCTCACAGAAGAACCAATTGAAGAAATGACAGCAGGGCAACTCTGGAACAAGTTGCGAAGAACCTCAAGAGACGAAAAGAGTTTCGCAGCACGATACCAAAATGCAGTATCGTTAGGGAGGAAAATTTGGATTCTGCTTGATACACTTCGCGAAATTTATGATGTACAATGGTCAATCAAAAGAAATGTCCGAACTTGGACGATTCGTAAACTACCACAGGATTTAGGAGATTTAGATGGCAACAGAGCGCAGGTCGGAGAAGCTAGCAATCTATTTGGAACCAACCATAGATAATGCTGTACGTTTAGGATTACAACCTAGCGAAACAATATCAGATTATTTTCGTAAGCTTGCAATAGAGGATTTGAAGAAACGTGGCTTGCTTACAGAACAGATGTTGTTGGACATCTTGATTTAGTTGTTAAAATGCCTCTGAAACTGGTAGACTTCTCAAAGTTACGGTGTCACTGGTGTAGAAGTCACGATGCATACAAGTGTGAATGTGGGTACATGACGTGTAGAGAATGTGCATTGTTTCCTACTGTTACAGGTTGTAACCACAAGAAGTACGAGGAAATAGTTAGTGACGGATGGATAATAGATGACAATAACAACGAAGACAGAAGTAGAAACAGAATTTGAACGTTATGACAAAGGTGTAGAACAATACAAAGATGTTAGGGTAATACAGGGTCCAGTATGTCACGATGATTGTGTACGAAGCTATGGTGCGTCTGGTAGCAAGGTTATGTTTGTTGGCATTGCACCAGCACGTGACGAAATAGAACGTAGCAAACGACCATTGACAGGACCATCTGGAAAGCTACTTGACGCCTGTTTAGAAGCAATAAATCTAAAGCGTAATGAAACATACTGTACGAATTTGATATGTACGTGGATTGACGATTCGTCTAAAGTGCCTCAAGATAAAATAGATATTTGTTACATGAGGTTACTAGATGAAATCAAGATTATACGACCTAAGTTTATTGTATTGTTAGGTACACTTGTAACCGAATTTATTACAGGACGAAAATTCAATAAGGTACGCGGCGCTGTACAGTGGAACAAGGATGTTGGGTGTTATGTCATGGGAACATATCATCCATCTGCTATCTTGAGAAGTATGGGCGACTATGGTGCTTCGAAGGATGATAAAGCATCTACAATGATCTATGACTTCATCAGGGATTTGAAGAAACTTCCTGATGTTATCGAGTGGGGTTCAGAAGCACCAGAAGCACAAGTACGATATAGGGTTGTAAATAGTATTGAACAAGCACAAAATGTGTTAGACAATTTACCTCGTAACGAGGACTTTCCAATCACATTAGACGTAGAAACTACATATGGAAAAGATGATGAAGAAGTTGAAGTATTCAAAGATGATGTTCTTTGTGTCGGAGTTGGCTCAGACAATTTTTGTTGGGTGTTTACTCCTGATGCTTTATATAAGAAAGATGGCACGCCTGCTCTAGTATGGCCTGCTGATATATGGTGGACTATGCATAATAGCATCTTCGATAGCCAGGTAGTACGACGAAAGTTAGGCTACTGGCTTGATATCAAAGAAGATACTATGTTGCAATCGTATTCTCTAGACGAGCGTTCTGGTGTACATAAACTCAAGACACTAGCTAGAGAGTATTTAGGTGCAGGATTTTATGAAGATGACAGATTTTATGGAAAGTTGAAGCTAGAAGATATACCACGTTCAATGTTGTACGAATACAACGCTAAGGATGTGGTATACACTACTCGACTTTGCTATAAACTCCGAAAATGGCAAGTAGAAGATAATGTACGTAATTTCTATTTGAATATTCTTATCCCTGCTGTAAATATGTATAAGGAAGCACAATATCATGGTGTAAATATCGATAATAATATGCTAACATATTTTACGTGGGATTGGGGCGTAAAGATTATTGAAGCTGAAAGTGATATCCAGGAGTTAGTAGAAAATGAAGGTTGGGAAGGGGACTTAAACCTACAAAGTCACAAACAACTAACAGAGTTTATATTTCGAACACTATCTTTACCTATTGTAAAGTATACTCGTAAAGGTGAACCAAGCGTTGATAAAGAGGTATTAGAGCAACTTAGAGAACAACACGAGTTTATACCTAAGTTAGAACGTGTACGTAGACTCTACAAGATGTGGGGAACGTACATTGTAAATCTGCCTGAAACACTCAAAGTAGATGGTAGAGCACATCCTATTGTAAAGTTACACGGTACTGCAACAGGACGACCATCATACACAGAGTTAGCTGTACAAACGTTTGTGGCTCCGAGTCATCCGTCCGAATTCAATAGATTGCGCGAGCTAATAATCCCACCACCATTTACAGGATATGAAGGTACAGATGACTATGTGTGTCCAGAAGATGACGAGTATGTAATTGTAGAAGTAGACTATGGTAAAGCAGAATTGTGGATGGCGTACTCATATAGTCGCGATCCACAAATGCTTCAAGACTTATTGAGTGGAGATTATCACACTAACGTAGCAATGGATATTTACGAAAAACAACGAGAAGAAGTTACAGGCGATGACAGAACATGGGCAAAACGAACGTCGTTCGGAATCCTCTACGACATTGAAGAAAACACGCTCGCAAAACTTACGCGATCTGATGCGATCACATCAAGGGGCCGCATTAGTCGTTGGTTTGAGCGTAACAAGGCGTACTACAAGTGGTTTAAAGACACGCAGAAGCAAATACTAAAGACAGGTGAACTTGTATCCAAGACTGGACGAAAACGACGTATTATCGTATTGGGTAATGCGCATCGTGCAGTAAAACAAGCAGTGAACTATCCTATTCAGTCTACATCGTCTGATGTTGTGTTGAAAGCAGCTACAAAGATACATCCTCGACTCAAGAAAATAGGCAGTCACCTATTGTTTACTGTCCATGATTCGATTGTAACCAAGGCACTTAAGAGTAGACTTATAGAACATTGTCAGATTATGCATGAGGAAATGACAAGGGTACACTTTGAAGGTGTTGTACCTATTCCAGTCGAAATCAAAGTAGGTACATCGTGGGGTACTGTGAAAGGAATTCATGACTGTGCAGAAGCCTCAACACATAAATTGAATGTTGGAAATAACATGTACAACATAAACATGGGAGGGCATTGTTTATATGAATACTATACCAACGTCCTCGGGGTGTGCTTGTAGATGTCATTCCGATTTACAATATAGAAATGAAAAGCGTTTCAAGCAGGTATGTAGAGTATGTTTTCATAAGCACAAAGAGGGGCATATGCTAAGTCTTATGTGGTATCGTTGTTATGATTCTTTATGTGAACAAGGACATACATGATGATGAAGATACTAAGTATCGATCCAGGTGGTACTACAGGTATAGCTATACGAATGCCTAATATTACAGGAGTGAATGTAGGGGACGTATATACATGTGTGTTGAAGTCTCCAGAAGAAGTATTTAATATGATTGCTACTGGACAACCAGAAGTTATAATATGTGAGAGTTTCCAGGCACAAACTATTAGTAAATATGGCTTACATACTGTACGCATTGTTGGTGGTACGTACGCATTAGCACATATATACAAGAAGAAATACGTGTTACACATGCCACAAGACAGACATCCATTTTTGAGTGAAGCTAAGGAAATTTTAGAACGACGTAGGTTAACGTTACGACAACCATACATGGAACACGAAAAGGATGCACTCGCACACCTTTTGAGGTTTGAACATGACGAGTCAAAACCAAGACACTAACGTAGATGTGGATATGGTAAACCATCCACTACATTATACAAGTCATCCAAGTGGAATTGAATGTATTGACATTGCAGAAAATCTTTCGTTCAATGTTGGTAATGCATTCAAGTATATATTTCGAAGTGACTTGAAAGACGATACGGTAACGAATCTCGAAAAAGCTCGGTTCTATATGTACAGAGAATTATCGTATATTACAAAGAGCTTGGCAGTTTTACAAGAAGTAACTAGATATGAAACACCACAACGTGCAAGATTAATGCGAGCTATTACAGGATATACAGCACTACTTGGAGAGTTTCAAAGTGCAGTAATGATATTGGATGATATGATTCAGGAAGCAAAAGATGGACATTGACGCGCGTCCTGAAAAGTTAGCTCGTACCTTTATGGAGATTGAGTTAGCGTCTCAGTGGGCTACGTGTCAGCGTGGTCTAGTAGGTAGTGCATTAGTAGATTTTAATTGGGTTACAGTAGTATCTGCACGTAATGGAACACCATTTGATATGGACCGTTGTGAGAAGATAACAACACCAGAAAAGAAATGTGAATACTGTGTACATAGCGAACGAAACGTAATAAATCACGCTGCAAGATTAGGAATCGGAACACAAAGTAAAACACTAGTAACATTACGACGACCATGTATTAATTGTGCAAGTGATATAGTACAGGCTGGTATTGCTGCTGTGTACTATAGATGGCCTTATTTTACCGATGAACTGTTAGGTGGTTTACGGTATGTTGAACAGATGTTTGAACGTGCACATATATACTTTGTAAAAGTGTTAATGACAGAACAAGAACAGTCGTTTCATAACATGCTAGAAGAATGGAGAAAAACATGGACAACCAAGCCATAAACGAAATAGCACAAACCTTAGAAGATTATCGTGATAACGTAAACTTTAAGAAGCAGTTTAAATGGCTTATGGAACTAATGAACGATGTAGCGCATGTAAAGGGATGGTACAGTCCTCCAAAGAGTTTCGGTGAACAAGTTGTAATGATGCATTCTGAATTAAGTGAAGTAATTGAAGCATATAGAGCCCAAGATCACGATGATATAACTAAAATAGGACACAGTCATCCTGTAGAATTTACTGAAAATGGCGAGATTGTATCAGCAACACCAAAACCAGAAGGTGTAGCAATAGAATTCGCTGATCTCGTTATTCGGGTGTTTGACACCTGTGCAGAGTATAAGATACCTCTTTTAGAGGCAATTTTACAGAAAACTGCATACAACATCACTAGGAAGTTTCGACATGGAAACAAAGCGTTGTAGAGTATATTGGGGTTCGCATGGTTGCAGATTTCTACGGAATCATGAAGGGAATTGTGAATGTGATTGTTGTACATGTAGTCGAAAGTGGAAGTGTGAAGAAGACTGTGTTGCAAAATATCCTTACTACGGGCCAAATACAAAGTTTTATGGTGAAGATGCACAACGACGCGGATTGCCTACAGCAGAGGTAAGTTAATGGATTTTCCACTTGTAAGTATAGTCATACCTACATGGCAAAGACCAGAACTACTCGAAGAAACCCTTAATCATATAAAGGGCCAAGCATATAGACCGTTACAAATAATTGTAGTCGTAGATGGACCAGATTATACATCTTATGGAATTGCAAGGGAGTTTTCATTTAAGGAACTAAGAACAAACTTTATGTTTAATATAAATATCCTGGGCCGAAATTGGTCTGGATTAGATAAAAGTTCGTTTGGTATTGCACCATTATTGGTAGGCTATCTACTTGCAAAGGGTACATACGTAATGCCATGGTGCGATGATGAACGTGCACTTGCAGATTATCATATTGAAAAACTTGTACAGTTGATTGAAACGCCATTGGGAGTGGATGAATGTGATACTCACGGACGTTTAGTGTTTCCTGACTTTGTATATCCTCGGGTACACATTTGGCGTAATGGCGCACCGAGCAACCACGAACGGCGGAATATTGGCATGAGTCCGCCAGCACACGGACAAATTACGCACTTCTTATTTCGACCAGAGAACCTTGTGAAGTTTGGGTATCCTGATTGGGGTTCTCATCCTGTAGATTGGAGTCTCATAGAAAAATGGATGCGTAACGGTGCTCAGTGGGCGATGTTAGATGAAGTAACGTTCGAACACAGGTTAGATCAGTAATGTTTGACATAGCAGTCGTTATACCTACACAAGGCAGACCAAGTATTATACAAGCTTTAGAATCTTTGACTTCAGAAGCACAACGAGGTTACAAGCCTACAGTTATAGTAGTTGAGGATACATTTGGTGGGAAACCTGATGGATATTATTCTACTAATGACCTAAGAGACGTTTGCAAGAATTATAGAGCTTTACATCTTTCATACAATAGTGGTTATCACGATTGGGGTTATCCACAACTAGATTATGCTTACCGTTATAGTGTAGGTCGGTCTGAATTTATTATGAATATAGGTGATGACGATGTAATGGTTGAAGGTGCTATACCAGATATGTTACAAATTATAAGTCATTACGGGATGATTCCATATCTGTTTCAAGCAGAGTTACATCCGTCACCACATCGAGGAAATACAGTTCCAATGCCGTTGTGGAATGACTACGATCGTAGTATTACACGCGGCAAAGTTACAGGACAAAACTTTGTAGTTCCAAACATTCCTGCATTGTTCGGTAATATGGTAGATGACTTCGAGTTTATTAGAAGTACAATAGAACGTTGGCATGGTACAGTAAAGTGGGTGCCTTTGGTCACATGTAGGTGTTACTGATGCCTTATGTAAAACATAGACATAAAAATACAACAGGTTCGACTGAACAGGTAGCGGTAACTGAGAATGCACCAACTAAATTTGCAGAATTTGAATCAGATGCCGACAATAACCCGTGTGTGTATTTGTTACACCGACCAGAAGATCATCAATGTGGCGATCCTAATATGTATTTATGGATTCGTCGATGTGACGTGTTTACATCAATGAATGCTATATTCTTTTACTTACAACAATTGGGAATTCACATCATACATGTACAAAACAGTCACGCTTTGTTTCCAGAATTAACCACTATAATTGATTTAAGAGGATTTAGGTGGTATGTCTGCAAAGCCCCAATCTACCATCAAGAAACTCACGACGAGAGTTCGACAAGCTAAAGGTAATAAAGAAGTATTTGATAAGCTAAGTTCGCTTACAATGTGTGCATATTGTTCAGGAACTAACTTAGTGTTACAAACGTTGACATGTAGTGATTGTCATACGACTATGCCAAAGAACCTAACAGGTACACAGAAAGATAAAAATGCAACAACATAATGCATGGTATGGTGCAGAAGTAATAGCACATACAACGAGTGCAGAGGGAAATGAAATAATTACTTGGGAAATTACAATGCCCAAGTGGTTAGTTGCGGAATTCAACACACACAAAGTAGAAATTGAACGTAATAGCGCAAGTAGTCGTGCTATACCTACAACTACTATTTTACAGGCAACAAGAGAAAACCCTGTAATGTTTTTGGATTGGCGTGCAAATGCTAAAGGTATGGCTCCAGACGAACAACTCGACGCAGCCGATACAGATTATCTACACACAAAATGGCTTGAAGCCAGAAACTTGATGGTGACTAAAGTTGAAGAAATGTTAAATCTTCCAAGTGGACGGAAGCCAGATAAGCAACGAATAAATAGACTATTAGAACCTTGGATGTGGACGAAGATAGTATGTACTATGACGAGTGGAGGAAAGATTGGAATAAACAACTTTTTTGGTTTGCGGGATAACAATGCAGCACAACCAGAGTTTCGTGAAATTGCGTCTATTATGCACAAACAATGGCATACGTCTATTCCAGTACGAAGAGACTGGCATTTGCCATATGTAGATGAATTGCCTGTACGGTTTGGAAATATATGTGATGATTGTAATGTAGAACACGTAACAATGTTTGGTAAGACATTCTTTACATATGAAGAAGCTATGTTAGATGCTGCACTCGTAAGCAGTGCACGATGTGGGCGAGTAACATATTATAAGCAGGGAATAGAATATGCTTTTGAAGATGAAATAAATCGAGCAAAGTCATTTAAAGCTAATGGTCACTTTAGTCCATTGAGACACGCAGCCAAAGCTGGCGAAGATCGATGGTATGGAAACATGTACGGCTGGATACAAATCTCTAAGCTTTTAGATACAAAAGGAATCGATTATGTTACGCAATGCTGTAATTGGCATGATTTGCTTAAGTCTGAACGTCCTCGCGACTGAACCAGAACCTAAACCAGTGTCATCGCCGTCTCCAATACCCGTAATAAATCCTACAAACGTGTTACCAGGACCGTGGTTTATTCCAACAGGACCAAGACAAAATGATGGAGAAATAGAGAATGACCGTCAAAGGAATTGATGTTAGCAATCACCAGGAATATATAAATTGGAGTGTCGTACCATCGGATATCAAGTTTGCCTTTATAAAGGCAAGCGAATCGATAGATTTCAAGGATTCTTGGTTTGATCGTAATTGGATTGGAGCAAAACAATCAGGACGATATCGTGGAGCGTATCATTATGCACGTCCAAGTAGAAATGAACCTGTATCAGAAGCGCATTTCTTCTTAGATTCGATAAAATATCAAGAACTTGAACCAGGAGATATCCTCGTTCTTGATATGGAAGACCCTGATTTCAGCGGTGATGTTATATCGTGGACGTTGTATTTTCTACAAATTGTAGAAAGTATTGTAGGATTCAATGCGTTGCTATATAGTGGAAATTGGTATCTAGATAGTAGAATGCCAATGCCACATAGAAATGTATTGCAGCCATATAACCTTTGGCTTGCATCGTATCAAGAAACAAAACCTGGACCACCGCTACCGTGGACAGGATATGAATTTTGGCAGTATTCAGATAAAGGCAGAGTTCGAGGAATATCTAGAAACGTTGATCTCAACGAATTTAGCGGAGAACTGTTAGATATACCTTTATATGGTAAGCCTGCTCCAGGTACATCTGAAATACAAAAACTATTGGACAGAGCCGATACAACGATTGGAAACATGAACGAAGAAATTGCAAAGCTACAAGCTATTACAGCCGATATGCGTAAGATACTAGAAAACAAGTAGTCGGAAACAGAACAAAACAAAAGCCCCATGTCGAAATGACATGGGGCTTTTTCGTGTCTAAATCAAAGCTAAGTTTATTACGTTGGAAAGAATCTAAATCCTTTGTTTTCTCCTAATAGCCATACGTAGCATACACCATTCTTCCCATAGCATTCTTCTACATCAGATGGTGTTACTCCGAGTGGTAGCCATGTACTCTTACGTTGTGCAGGTTCGGTGTAGTCTTCCAGCATCATAGCAAGCAGGCCATCACCTACTTGTCCACGCCATTGTTGTAATGGTGGTGGTGGAGGTTCTGGTATAGGTGTAGGTACAGACGAAGCATGGATTTGTGCGTACGTAATATAAGCTGGACGTTTTACACCCTTATCGCTCTTGAGTCCGAACGCATCTGGTCCACGCTCGTGTGGAGCACCAATTTCATCACAATAAGCAAACCAAGCACAATACGATACATCCAGTGTTTGTATAGAATTGTTTACTGCGTAGAGAAAGTTTGCTACTTCTTTCTCGTTACCTGCATCTCGTACTTTTACACCGTATTCAGTAAACACAACAGGCTTTTGACCAATAGTTTTTACTGTATTTACAACATCCTTTAGATCGCCATGAAGCCAACGTTGACCATCTTTCCATCCTTCAGGTCGTTGACCATACGGATGTATGTCGAAATAATCTACGTCGTCTCGACAGAGATCAGCCATGATAGATAAGTAATGTACCCATTGTGGGCCTGCAACCGATGTAGGAGCTACTTTTACATTGTAATTATGTGCAAGTCGAGCAGTACGTCGAGCTAAGTCTGCTGCAAATTCTGGTGGTACACTTTTGTTCTCAGTCCAATAGATATCAAATTCGTTTCCACAGCCTAATAGCAACAAGTCTTTGAGACGTTTCCTTGACTTTAAATGTTCTAGTAAAAGATGTACTGTGTTATCCCAACCTGACCAATCTCCACCAACTTCTTTACATTGATTGTTGAGTGTGATAACAAACGGTCTGTTCCAACTAAGTAAGGTGTTTATGTCAGACAATTGATAGAGAAGTGAACGATAGTATGGTGGATTTAGTTCGGATTCTTCTGTCTTAGATAACGGAAATTCTGGAGTAGTACACAGTCCTAAACTCATGGTGGAGTTTGTCCTTTAGCGATTTGAAGAAGTCCAATAAATGCGTCTAAATCTTCTGGTGTATCAAAGTGTAGTCCTACAATGTCTTCCTGACTTTTGATTTGTAGGACTACACATCGATCATCAGGATGAATTTTTATAAGATTTAGAGTAGGGTCTAACACAGAAAATATAATACTAATCATTAGTACCTTCGTTAGCTAATGCTTCAGCGAGAGTGTCAAAGTAGTTTGGCTCTTTATACACTCGTTTTGTATAGAGTGCCATAATCTGTTGTGGTAGTGCCTTCGATGCAGCAAGTTGTATAGCTAAATCTACGTCTTCCCTACCAGCAGGCAACTCGTAACTGTATACAGTAATAGGAATATATTGTGTAGGATATTCTGTAGCTTCAATTTCAAAAGCTATGTCCCACCATACTTGTCCGCTTTTACTTTCTACTCGGTCACAACGAAGAACACGTACAGTACATTCACAAATCATATTTGTACTCCAGCATAAATGGTAATGTTGACACATTGAAACGGGTTTTTGACATTGATGTTTGATCCACTTACAGCGGTGGATGTGGTATCTGTACTTGTAACACCTGACCAGCTATCGTTATTAGGACCATTTTGTGCTCCTGTGTACGACGCTGCTGGTGCAAATGTATCGTTACTTATTGTTGATAAAAATGAACCCCCTCCAACAACCTTTTCTCCACTACCAGTTACCGTATTGTTAGGTGGTGTTGTTGTTGTATTTGGTGGGTCTACACTGTGATGATGGTCAGTTGAACCAGAACCTAATGAAGCGTGACCAACTGCAACTGAGTCAATATTTGTTTTTCCACTGTCAAATTGTCCAATATTTACATCATGATCGTGACTCATTTGATGTCTATGGGCATCTAGACCGTGATCGTGGCTTCCTGGATGTGTGTGTGCACGTTCGTTGTGAACGTGACTATATACTAAGGTACCTCCACCATGACTATGATTGTGAGAGTGATTACCAAAGTTAGGACTAATAGTGTCCGAGCCACCGAGTTGTGCAAGAGTATAGGTGTTTCCTACGCCAATAGGCCCACGACCACGAAAGTCAGGTATATTGAAAGTAGTTGTACCATTACCAACACCAAATGTTGTCCCAATAGCGGCAAACAATGAACTGTATACTGTTCGACTGATAGCAGAACCATCACATACTAACCATGCTGGTTGTGCACTACTTCTAGCGGTGAGTTTTAGATCACCTACATAGTCTCTAATAGTCTCGTGAAACATTGCTGGAATGAGACTATTATCTGGTACATTCCAATTCTTTTCTAGATTCTCTAGTCGATGTGATAGTGAGTTTAGGTGTTGTGCTAATAGGTCGTCATCCGATGCAAATGGATCGGCAATATTGAGTTTGATGAACGTACCATCAGTAGGACTTAGTGTATACTCGATATCACGAATGATTCGAGGATATTGTACTCCCTTGACAACGGCTGTTACATAGTCACCTAAATCATAATCAACACCAAGTTGATAAGCAGGTACTTCAACAGGTACAACTTCAACACTTCGAGTAGATACTGCACCTGCAATTTGTTCTGCAAGTGCTTGTGTAAGTTCTGAAAGATCAGTTACTCCACGTTTATCCACAAATAAAGGAATCCGACGACCAACTTCTGCTATACTAGTGGTGTCGCCACCTTCTACAACAGTTCGATAAAGGCCAAAGTCATCGCCACCTGCAACTTGAAAATAGTTGTGTGAAGGTAGCTTATAAGTAAACTTATAATCGCTAACGGTGTAGTTTTCAATACCGAAAATGGTGTCGATATGTTTGTCTTGTGGAGCATAGACGATGAAATCGATTTGACCTTGTATGGTATCACTTTGTAGGATTTTGAATCCTAAGCCTGTAGCTCCAGGTGCCGCTGCTATCGTCGCTAACAATATAAGCAACGGGTCGAACCGTGCACGTAGCGTTACGGTACTGCCTATAAACGGGTTCGCAGCTAACGCTAACTGAGGTATTTTCCATTCGGTAGGAGCGGCCCCTGCAATGTTATCGAATACTACTTGTCTCATTACGGTACTAGCAATACCTGTAATGACGTAATATTCGCTTGCGTATGGTCCCTGTGCTTGTGCTGGTGTAGGTCTAGCAGTGCTTTCTAGTAACTTGTTGTCACACCATCCTGCAACAGTAAGAGACTCTCTAGTTTCTTCCCATTCAGAACCAGCAGAACCACTAAAGATAGTTTTTTCAGCGCCTTCAACAACTCTCTTAACAACAATACCGTGAAACGGTGTAAGAATAGATGCAGCAAGTGACTCGGCTGCAATCTTGAGTCGCCACGTGCCAATACCATTGAAACGTGGAATAAATGTAAATTCATTAAATTCGGTTAGCTGGTCAACAATGTTGTAGTTCTTATCTCGAATATATACATTGAAACGTGGTGCAGTTCCTAAACCAAGTTCTAGATCGGATGCAGCTAGACCTCGTGCAATCAGATCAGATTCTACTACCATAGTCACTCCTATATTTAGGTGTTATCACCCATCCAACATGCACCAAAGAATGTTCCAGAGCCATAGTCACCAACGTTTACGTTCGAACCTTGTCCATGATAAGCACCTAATTCAATATATTCAGTATTTGTAGCAGTATAAATAAATCCTGCTGCAAGCACACCTACAGGCTGACTAGCAACTGTTACATATACACTTGGCGCAATAACAGTTGTGACACCGTTTTTGATTATATATGCATAACGGCCACTACCTGTACCTGTAGCACCTTCGTATGACAATAAGCCTACTGCTAACCAAATACCTGCCCGCCGTAACGTTATTCTAGATGGGTTTGTAGACGTACTATGTAACTCTGTACCACCAGCAGGTACCGCATCGAAAGTCTCGCCATCTGCAAATGTTACTGCTGTGAGAGTTGCATCTGTAATAGATTGTGGGGTTGTTTTTCGCATCCAACAACCCATAGCGGTAAACAACATCTTTAGAGGGTCAATATCAGCATTTAAAGGAATGTTTGCATCACGTATGAAGCCAGGTCCGAAGATAGGCATTACGTGTACTCCTGAATAGCAAGATTTGAAGCAGCTGCGCTTGCAATAGCGTTTATTGCGGCTGTACTAAATGTGTATTCATCCATAACGAATACACTACCAGGAAGTAATGTAATACCACTATTGAGTACAGCCGTAGCACCTAAACCTAAACTAATAGTATTTACAGATGTATTTGTAAGGACTAGACCTTTACGGTTTGAGTTTGTTGCAACAGCTTGAGCAGAACCAGTACCAACAGTCGCCGCTGTAGGAGAACTAGCTGTAAGTGCTTCTCGTGTACGTTTTGTAATGTTGACAAGAACGCCGTTTGTAGAGTCTCCACGCATCAAATCCCAGTTACCAGAACCAGAATTATAGACTTGTGGGACGGTCATAATCCGAGTAAGGTTTTGAGAACCGATATTGTGTACTGGAGCCTGTGCAGTAGGAAAGAGGATTGCGCCTGTTGCAGCGTCTCGTGGAGTAATACCAAGCAAACCAAGTAAATCAAAGAACGCTTCTACAGCATCGTTCGCAGCAGATACGGCTGCTGGAGCTGACTTTGCCTTACCACCGATGATAATAGGGTTCTGACTCGATAAAGCAGAGTCATGTGCAGTGGCACCGTGTATATACACACCTTTGACAGTAACAAGTGGCGTGGTGCCGTCAGGACCGATAATAGCTACATACGCAGATGCTTCGTCAGCGTTACCAGGATCAGCAATACCTTTGAATACTTTACCTGCTGGCCCAACAAACTTTCTGTTATTTAGGTCTTGAGGTAATGCCACAGACAATTGTGAATACGGCATTATCGTAATACTCCTCGATATTTGGGCGTAAATGTAATACTAAATGCTGTTGAACTTGTTGTACCTGTAGCAGAAACAATAACTTGATTGTTTCCGGCTACAAACCAGTTTAATAGTGAAGAACCAGGAGTAAGTTTACTATATAAACTAGCACCAAATTGGTCTACGATAGGTAAAGTAGTACGTTCTGTTGCAGGTCGAGTATCAATTGTAACCGATTCTCCAGCAGTAAGTGTAACTCCACCATTAGCAGTAAGTGATATAATTTTACCAGTTGTTACATTTGTTACACTAATGTTTGTAGCTGGTCCTGTAATAACAAAGATAGGATGTGTGTCTTCATCACCAGGATTGCTAATTGTAAGAGGTACACTAATACTAGTATTGGTATAGTTTAGTTCGGTTGCATCGATATCCGTCCACAAAGGTTCTGGAGCCATAAGACTAATAGCATATGGAATATATGTAGGTGTACCTTCGTCCATATCACCTTCAAGTCCACCATTGTAGTAGACTTGAATCTGTCTCTGTGTAGAATCTTGTGGACGTTGTACGCGAATGTATATTGGATGTAGTCCAAACTCATTACCACTAAAAAACCAATTTCGTATTTCTTCAGCAGCAGTCATAGCCTCTGCAATAGTAGTTTTTGATATAACTAATGGCAATGTAAGTTCAGCTTCAGGTGTACGAATGTAACGTAACCTGGAGCCAGGACTATACGGATGTTTCTCAAACACTAATTCAGGTTTAGTAAGCCCAAGTCCTTTTGTACCTTTTGGTACGAACACAGAACTATTATGTGCCCATGTGACATCATGTACTATACCGAAACGATCGACAATAAACCACTGTATTGCGTCAAGTGCAACAGCAGGTGCAGCGGGAAGATATATAGGCATGTATCATTCCTTATACTAAGCTAAGAATGAACCAGGAACATGAATACGTGATGCAGACGCACCGCCATTAAACAAACCAGCTTTACCTTGTTGACGTACATGTGCTACAGTTACGTTGTCTACAGCCGAGCCAATATTATACGAGTTCGATGCAGTTCCTAATACACCTACAACACCACCTGTAAACGTAAGTCCGTTAGATGGTGTTGTATTGTCTCCAATTACAACACCTGAACCGCTAGCAACCTGAGTGAGTATACGGCTATTTGCTATGTTTACGTCATTAACTCCTGCACCAATTACTATACCACCTAATGTAGCATCGGTACAGTAAATACCAGTAAAGATTTTTCCTTGTGGGGATCCACCGTTGCCTTTAGAAATCAAGAAATTATATTTCAACGCTGCGTACCATCCACCCGTAAAATTCCAGTTTACGGTATTAGCGCCTGTCGGTGGTTCTAGCCGTACATTTTGATTGCAGTCAGTAATATAACAATTTCCAAATAATACGTTTGTAACTGAACCTACACCACCGTTTTTTAATACACCATCTTCTGCACCAATAAAGTGACAACCGTCACCCACAACAATTGTGTCAACCGTACCTGTATTGTTGAGCCGTAACAGAATTCCCCGTGGACTCGGGTTTGCGCCTTTCTGAACACAACTTAACTCGGTTTGTCGGAAATATACTCCACCTAATGTGTTACTGTTGTTGAGTTCTACAGCAATAGGTACTAAACCAGCATCAACAAGTGGCTGATAGTCGTTTCGTGTGTGTATTCGTACACGATCAAATATCAAATCTTGTGCTACTGCTGCTGTAACACCAATAAGTGCAGCTTCGCCCGCACCACGATTGATAATTTCAACGTTTACAAGTTCAAATCCATATAAATGTGCACCTAATTGTATTGTAGCTCCACCTGTTACGATACTCTGATGTTGAAAACTGACATCGTATATACCAACACGATCCATACGGTCGCTTGCAGTGCTACCTATTGTCAGAAACGGACCTGATGCACCGTTAAAATGAATAACCCCACGACCTACACGTCCAACAAGATTGATAGGTAACGCACCACCAGCACCATGATTCATATGAATAGGGTTTGTTACAAATAGATTGTTTACTTCTATATCACCGCCACCAGCATCTTTTACTCTAGTCAATAACTGTTGAAACTTAGTTGCGTTGGTAACCGCAAATGCTACGTTTTGTCCTGGTGTAAGTCCACCATCTACTTCTAAATCCCACGAACCACGTTTATGTAAGAGTCCTGGAGCAGTAAGGATACCGTTGTTATCATAAGATGCAACATATGTACCGTTAGGCGATTTTATTGTTGTTCCGAGTGATGCAGGGTCAGGCCAAACAGGCTCCATATTCTTTGTAACAACACCATAGCCTGAACCTGTTGCATCAAACTTGATAGATACTCGCTTACCGCCAACAGAGTCAAGATAGAATTCTAGTTCACCATTTGTAATAGTACGTGGGTTTGGATACGTAGCACCACCTGTATCAGCTTGATAGATAGATTCAGCGAGCAGGGTAGTAGTACCCTGCTCATAAACCGTAATCTGTACAGTATTGACTTTATGTATAAGTCCTGTACCTGGATCGGGAAACTGAGTTACATCATAATATCTAGCTCTAGCCATTACTTAACTAAGCCTCCGATACCACGAAGTACATTTCTACGTCGCTGGTCACTGCGCCAACGTTCGATAACACTTTCAGGAGCAACACCATAGTAGGTAAAGTTGTCACCCCCACGTGTATTGTTGTACATCACTGTCGGTTGTTGTGCCATCGAAGCACCGATAGCTACATAGTCAGGTGTCATAGTAGCGGGTCGATTCAAAGCACGAGTCAAACCCATACTTTCAAACTGTTGTGTAGCTTGCCTACCTAACAATAATTCTGGACCTTGTTCTGCCAATACACCACGTTCGCCAGTGCGCAAGTCCTGATAGACTGTAGGATTAGTAAACCGATAACCTGCATCTCGTCCACGAACAAATGGCATAGGATCAATGCCATTACGCCGTAGTGCTTCTAGTGTCGCTGGTCCATCATTATCTCCCGCACGAACTTCATAATGTAGATGTGGAAATTCCTCTGTACCAGTACCACCTAACCTACCAATAATATCCCCACGCTTTACAGTATCTCCTGCTGCAACAGAATATCCATCAAGATGTAAGTACCAATGTGTACGCCCAACATTATCTTCAATAACGACCATTAATCCACCAGGACCACGACTGTCTGCAACAGTTCGTAATACTCTTCCACCATGAAACGCGGGAATAGGTCTGCCGCGACCATTGTTCGGTCCTGGGAGAATTAAGTCTACACCCTTATGATGTGAAGGACCACCAGGCCATGCAGCCCGTCCCTCCCAACCTGGACGTGGTTCGTATCGGCCGTTGTAAGGTTGTAGATAGCCAAACGACGTACTAAATTCGTCATCTATTGTATCAGGGTCAACAGGAGAGGTACCTGTTGATTCTGGATCAGCACTACCAGTAGAGTTTCGTGTTGCTGGTGGGATTGGTTGTGTCCCCATACCACCACCATCACGATTTCCTGAATGAATTTGTTGTGGACGATTGCTAGGTGCATCTGAGTCGAGAATTTGTTGTCGTCTACGTCGGTCTGCCTCTAACTCTTTTTCGAGAGCTTCCATTCGATTCTTTACATAGTCAAAATATTGTTTCGCCTGATGTTCTGCAACAGCCCATTGTACTTGAATAATCCCACCAGGAGCAGTAAGACCTTTTGCATGTTGATCGAATGCGAGTAAGATGTCCTTTAACTTTTGATCTGTTTCTTCCTTCAAAGTATCTAGTTGATCAATCATACCAGACTTACCATCAGGATGTCGATACGAGTCTTGTACAGCTTTACGTTGCTTTTCAGCGTTTTTTCTTACATCCTCAACCATTCGCTCGTGAGCTAGTCTATTTTCAGTTTCTTGACGTTCTAGTTGTACAAATATACCCTTAGTCGGGTGATTATACGTTTCCTCTATTTGGTCACGTTCACCACGATACCTGTTTTCGATTTCAGTCTTCTGTGCACCATAAGTATCTTTTGTTGCTCGAAGTGCACGACGGACGGCAGGAATGTATCCACGTTCCTCGCTTGTGAACGTGTCTTTGATAAGTTCTTGTTCTGCACGATGGCGTTCTTCTGCTTTTTCTACTGAACGCTCGTGAGCTTCATCCTCATTTTGACGCCGATCTTCTAATTGTTCTCGTTGGTTCTTTGTAAGATCATCTTGACGACGCTTAGCCTTACGAAACTCGTCGTCTTCTTTTTCTTGCCGTCGTTCTAGCTTGCGTAGAGCATCCTGTAATCTATCGTCTTCAGCATCTTTATCTTTACGTAGTCTGTCAACACGTCGTCTATTTCGATCTTCTTCTTGCCGACGTTCTGCTTCCCGCTCTTTATCAATACGATCCTTTTCGAGTTCAAGCTTTTCTCGTTGTGCATCCTCCGCAGCATCGATATCATGGTCACGTAAATCTTCTTGCGCTTTATTGAGTTTCTTGTTTGCTTCCTCAATAGCGAGGTTACCTTGACCAACAATCTCAATTAATTCATCTTGGGCTTTCTTGATAGCAGTAGGGTCACCGATTCGTAATGCACCAACAAGTTTAGCTTGTGCAGCTTCACGTGCAGCAGCATCCTGAGAACCAGTAGCTCGACGTACATCTAATTGTGCTTCAGTAACGCGCTCTTGTTGTTCCGCTCTTTGTCGAGCATTCTGTCGTGCTCGTTGTGCACGTTCAAATGCTTTAAGTTGTTCGTCAATAGCTTCAATTGCTTGGTCTTTTTCATCATCAATTCGATCTAGCTCTTTACGATGTCGATTAGCTTCCTTTCGTTCTCGTTCTTCAATACGATCTTTTTCGCCTTCAGCCTTCTGTCGAAGCTTTTCGCCTTCAAGTTCAATACGACGTAACTGCTTACGATGATTGTCTTCTAGTTGACGGTCTTGATCTTCAAGACGTTTCTTTATCTCACGATCTTCGATAATTCGCTGTCTTTTACGTTCTTCCTGTTCACGTTCTAATTGTTGTAAATCTTGTCGTCGTTGTGCGTCATTTGCACGCTGACGACGTTCTTGATCTATTTCGAGGTTACGTATTTGTTCTTCAGCAACCGCTTCAAGTGCATTCTCAGCAGCGTCAAGGGCAGCTAATTCAGCTCGCTTTCGTTCCTCAATAGCTTTTATAGCTTCATCACGTTCAGCAGTTATTCTATCTCGTTCATCTTCATAAGCTTGTCGTCGCGCATCATCTACGTCTTTGAGACGACGTAGTTCTGCGTCTCTTCGAGCATCTAACGCACGTAGTTCAAATTCTTGTTGGGCTTCTAATTCCTTCTTACGATCATTGATACGCTTTATTTCTTGGTCATGAGCATAACGTAGTCCAGCTTCAATACGTTCACGCTGTACTTTTAGTTCAGCTTCTTCTCTATCACGTCGAGCAATTCTAGCTTTTTCAGCATCTTTTTCTAATTGTTCTGCACGTGCAGTTGCCTGTTTCTGTTCTTCTAACCGTCGATCAATGTCACGTTTACGTGCAATTTCTTCTTCGACCTTTTGTTGATTTGCTATAAACGCTCCTGCTCGAATACCAAGATTTCCAATGAAGTTAGTATTAAAGATGTCCTTGGTTTCAAAGCCACCTAATTCGTTTTGTGCATCACGAATAGCTTTTATAGCTATGACAAAATTATTGAGTTGTCCAATTACTCCACCAAGTTCACGTGAACTTGCAGCTAATATTCCTACTAGGTCAGGTCCAACTGTCTTAGCTAACTCATTTACACTTCTATTTAGAAGATCAAAAGCTCCTTGAGTTTCTTTAGCTTTTTGTGCTGCTGCCCCTTGAACCTTTACAGCTTCTTCGAGAATAATTCTATAGCGAATCATCTGCTTTTCAGATTCACTCATTGTGGTGAATCTACGTCGCTCGTCTTCAGTCAGTTTTGAAGAGCTTTTTAATACCCCTTCTTGAAGAACAACACCATACTTTTCGTATGCTTCAGTCTCACCTAGAATAGCACCTGCAAGTGCTCGATGTGCTTCTAGTAAATCTCCGCCAAATGCAGCTTGGTTATTGATTGCAACTTCATTTAGTTTTTTGATTTGTTCGCCTGTAAGCTGGGTCTGATTCTGGAGAACTCCAAATCTAGCAGTAGCCTGTGCAACTTCAGAGCTTACAAGGTTGAATTGTTTTGCTAAATCCTCTGCATTTTGTTTGAATATAGGTGTACTTGCACCGAACGCTGCGTTGAGTGCACGTTGTGCCTGTTCCTGTTGTCGAGTAGCATCAATGAGTGTAATTAACGCCTGGCGAATAAGAATAGCACCAGAAGCAATAGCCCCAAAACCAGCAATGGTAGCAATGTCTCCAGGTACACCACGTAATACACCTAAAGCATTACCACCTGTAGCATCACGTCCACTTCCACTTCGTGTATTTCTTCTAGCTATTCGTTCGCGTTCGTCTTGTGCTTTCTTTTCTGCATTTAATTGCTGTTGTATACGAGTTATTTCTTTTTTGGCAGCGTCGTCGCGTTGTTTATCTAGAGTTTTTACATACTCAATACGACGCTTTGTTTCTTGTTCTTGGGCTTTATATGCACGTACTTCGTTTGCTACATCTTGCTTGAGTCTGTCTAAACGCTCTTTGGTAGCTTTAGCTTCAAGTGCAGCACGTTCTTTTAGTATCTTTGCTTGTTCAGTTGCAAGTTTCTTTTCTTCAGCAATGATAACAGAAGCCGCGTTTTTGATATCGCTTTGTCTTACCTTGAGTTCTTTTGCTAATTCTTTAGTTAGCTTTTGAGCATTTTTGGTTACTTCATTATATACTTTTGCCTGTGAAGCTAAAGCCTCTGTACCATCAGCATCAAGTATGAACTGTGCTCTACCTAGCTCAAATGTCATCGTACTACAGAGCCTCCGCCGAAGTGTTCAGCAAATTTTCTTATCAACCCCTTAATGGACATTACTTGTCCATTCCAACTAATTGGATTTCGCTCTTCTAAGATAGCGTAATGATGGATCATATATGCATTAATTCTGTGTATTACGTCACTCCAATTATTCCACATCTTTTGACGTGAATCACTTGTAAGTTGTCCATATAACGATGCTTGTGCCATGTCCATCATACGCTCGCTTCGATGTAAAGGCAATCTAAGTAAATACATATCTAACATACTAACTGTCATATCGTAAGATAAGAAGTTCACACCAGGATATATAGCAGATAGATCAACAATATCTATTCCCCAGTTTCGCCTTCCCCCTCTTTCTTATTCTCCGTGCCAGTGGTTGATTCTTCTAACTTTTCTTCGTCGGCAGATTGCACAATGAAACCTAGCCGAACTAAAATTTCACGTCCTTGAGCACCTTCTTGGGCAAGCAAGTTAGCAGATTCGGTATCTAGTCCCCGAATTACAGCTAAAAGCAAATTACGCCGGAGTAACATATTTACTCGGCGCCATTTGTTGAGATATTCCCCTACAGAACCAGAACCATCAGCAATTTGCTTCTGTTCTTCTTCTGTTGGCAAGTTTTCGAGGTATTCCTGTTCGATACGATCTACTTCAATCTGTACTGGTACAGGTAATCCTGAGCCCTTCTCATAACCAACAAAAATCTTGGTAACAGTTGGAATCTTAGCGTCTAAATCCTCAGACGCATAGAATTCTTCAAGTTTTTCAAAGTCAATAACCGTAATGGGAAATCGTTGAATCGACGGTACAGCCGAAAAGGTGTCCATCTTCACTCCGAACGAGCGTCCTGCTCTAGCGAATACAATACGGTGCGACTCGTCCTGAATCGCACCGTATACTAATTACCTACAGCCTATAAGCTACAAGCTACAAGCTACTAACCTAACTATTACGGGTTAGCGAAGAGATCATAGATCGTGCAAACACGGTTGCTGTTTGAGGGATCAGGGAATGCCGTAACATTGAATGGAGTTACAGCAGCAGCCTCGGGACCGAAGTTCCAAGCCTGTGCACCAGTAGGCTGCACATACCATCCAGCAACCCAAACAGGAAGACTATCACCAGGATGGCGAATATCAAACGCTACACTATAGAAGTTGTCTGCTACTGACAAACCCATCTGCCATCGATCATAACCAGGAGTCGGAGTAGCAGGTGTGTATACATCGGTAGTACCCTGTCCCGTAGCAGTTGCTAACGTAGCAAGGTTGAATTCACCGAGGTTTGCCGTCATGTTTACAGTACGACCAGTAGCAGGACGCAGAATTGGGTCAAGCGACTGGTCCATACGAATATCAGTACGGGTAATTTCTGCGTTGAAACCTAAACCACCTTGGGTATAACCGCCGTCAACCCATGCACCAGTCTGTCCTGCTGGAGTACCCCATGCAGTACCCCACGCAACAGTGGTAGCAGGTACACGATTCGTTGAGTTGTAAGACTTGTAATAAAAGATAATGTCGCGACTAGCAAGAACCTTTGCGGAGTTAAGTACTGGCATTTTTCTTTTGTCCTACCTTTACCAACGACTACGGGTAAACTGTAACCCTTTATACTCTAACGCACGATCAACTTCTGCTTGAGTCACTGGATTCAAACTGTACGGTGGACGAATCCCCCTTTCATTAATCTTGTCTACAAGCCGTCTGGCTTGTGTCGGAGAAATTCCCTCTAACACACCTAAACTTACTGCACCAATTTGCATATCAGAAGGGCCAATATCTTTTACAACTTGACGAGCCATTTGTGGATGTACTTTGCTCAGATCAGGCATTTGTCGGAGAACCACTGTAATTTCTTGTAGACGTACAGCATCTTGAGGAGTCAAGTCAGCTTCTCTAACCGCTTCCTTCAATGCTCGATAGTATGCGTAAAGTCCATTAGCTAAGCCTGTTATTGGTTTTTCTACACACATCAATGTAATATAATCATGTCGTCCACCACAACGTACACATCTAAGTCGCTCTCCGAATTCACCCCCCTGTCTAACTAAGAAGTATGTACTTGCAAGTAATTTCTCTTGTTCTTGGATTGTATCATTCGATGGCTGAAACCATGAAGTTGTCAATCGTGGATCATTGTTATCGTCTCTAGCGGTCCAAACACGTTCACTTTCATCTGGATGTGTTCGCCTGTTTTTAAACATACGTTACTCTCGTACCTGTCCATTGTAATTTACAATGTACGCTGCCATTGTAAAAGGCCAGTTTGCAGCATCTGAATCAGTTAGAGTCCATTCTGCACTTTCTCTAATGATCCAGTTTATTTGACAGTTGTTTCGTGTAAACGCAGTAGCGCGTCGAGTGTCTAATGGATAAAGATAATAGTCTAGAGCACGCCAAATCTTTTTACTCTGAATTTCATCTGAACCATAACAACGAATATCTATTCTCGATTCTTGTTGTCCTAAACCAACATCACCTGGACCGCCTCGACTTGGTAATATTACAACCATGTTACTAAATGGTGGCACCGTCAATTGGTTGTTTTTATCTGTAGGAAACCCTACATATATTTTTGTGTTTGAACCTAAATAGGGAGCACTTGCAAGTACCGAGCTTTCTCTTAGAAATGTTCGTATTGCAACTCCATAATTAGCAATTTCATCTGCCACGTCGTTTTACCTCTGCACGTATTATCTGAGGTAACGAACGTACCACAAAGTCATACGTTGGTCTAATAAACGGTTGTGCTGCTGTTTTAGATGTACCTAGCTCTACGAATATAGCATGTCGAGCACCTGCTCCAATTGCTATTCGTATACGTTCTCCTACAACAAATACTTGTACAAAACAACTGTCTTGAAGTTCACTTGTATCTACAGGCACAATACTCTGCATATAGGAAAGTGCAGAATCACTCAAATTACTAAATGCGCCTACAAGTGCGTTTAAGACTTCTGCTATGACTTGTGGCCCATTCCAAGTTAAAGTAAATTTGTCTCCAGATATCCTAACTGAACGTCCAGCATAATTGAACCCACGACCAGTCCTAGATACTGGAGCAGTAAATTGTCCACGACCTTTTCTAAAGGCCATAACTAATTTCTCCGTTGATACAACGCACACTTCAAACAGTATATTTCAAGTGTATATACATCTTCTTGGATGTCCATAAGAGTGGCTGAAACTTCTGTATTACTAACTTCAATTTCATCGTCACATATCGAACAAAATAATCTAATATCTTCACCATGAATTTCAAATATCTTCATACAACTGCACCTTCTAGTTCACAAAGTTTCATAGCCTCGTTTCCACCCTCAGCCGTAGAATTTATAGTTCGAACAGCAGCACCTTTTAGAAGTATAACTCTATTAGGTGTAAGCACTGTTTCGACTCTATCTCCTACACTGATACTTTGTGAACTAGAAAAGTAAACCAATGGTGTTCGTTCTGTAAATGTACCTCTCTCATCCGTTACAGAACGATCCTGCCATACTAATAGACACGATATACTCATCATCTTCAATTCAGTGTATATAGGTTGTCCGTTTTCGTTTGTGTTGCCTGAATCAACAAAACGTACTAAAGTACATTTGTGTGCTAATAATCTACTAACTGCACGAGCGATCTTACTGGCGAATCGACTGTTTAGCATCTTCTAAACGCTTCCTCTTTAGTATAGCATCTGCTAGTTTATTGTAATCTACACCTTTGTAAGTAGGTTTGAGTACAACTCTAGTTTGTGGTTGTTCGGAGCCAAGTTTCGGTAAACCTAAACCTGCTGCTACAACTGGAATAATTGATATAAGTGTATTGCATACAGCCAAGACAATTTCTCGCCAGTTTATAGGAGCTTGTCCAGGTAGCTGTGTAACCAATGCACTCAGAAACGACAACAACACTGCAACTGTTACAGCACCAAGCCACAATAGCAAGTTTTGTGTTTTATTCTTTGGACTCAACATCTTTCTTATCCGTTGGAATTACATACGACGTATCCATCTTTCGTATCGAGTTATGTATATCGTCAAGCAGTTTAGATATTTCATCTTCTAATTGTATAGTATCTCCAGCTTTTATAGATGATCCAGCGAAATAAATACCTAATAGGTTTCGTAACTTATGTAGATGTCTTCGTACTAACGGAAAGTTTGTGTTTTCATCATGTCGAAGAAGGATATGTAATTGAATATTTTCTGATTGCCAATCCATTATAGAACTAACAAGACAACTTAATAAAACGATTAGAAAGAAAAATGACGCAGTTGGAATTAAAATTTCATCTGGTACTTTCAGGAATCCAAGTAGCCCAATAAATATGTATACACTAGCAAATAGGGCGCGATTGCCATGTATACGTAAATTTGTCCAAGATTGTATCCAACGAATTCCATTTATTCTAGCTGCTCTTTGATAATGTAAATTAGCCCAATGTCTTCCAACTGCCATCAACGAAAAGAACAATAAAACAATTGCGATTATTAAAGCAGTTACACGTATTACGTCTCTAAATGCTACTTCACCCATTCATCGGACCTCGCGGAGTTCCTTGTATTTCTAGAAGCCTTAATCGGGCTTCCAACTCTTGACGCTCTTTGTTTATTTCCGCAATAGTTCGATCAGCTTCATATATCTTATGGTCGTTCCCAATATCAAAATGGGGTTTACCTATTCCTAAAAGTAACAACCACATACGTTGTAATCTTTCATTCACTAGTTACCTCCGCTTTCTCAATTGCCTTTTTGGCAATGGAGGTAACTCCCCTTGCTGCATTGCTTACCTCATCAATACGATTTTCCAATCTATCATTACGGTTCTTGAGTTCAGATGCGTACCAACCGAATACCCACCACTTTTTATAGCCCGCATATAAAATAAACAATGTCAGAAACAATGTTCCTAATGGACCTAAAAGATATCCTACCAATTCTTTAGGATCAAAAGTTATTTGTGCAATAGTTACAAATGTAGTTAGAGACAGCATTAGAGAGTACCTCTAAGTGCTGCATTGAGTACCTTGTTTTGGTACTGATTATCGTCGGTAACCATTTCAATGATTTCAAACGAGCTTGCATCTGTGTCTGCATCAGCTTCTTTTGCAAGCTGACGTAAAGACTGCGCGCGTTTCATCAACGCACTTGCCATACGATCAGAATTCGTCTCGATGTTGTGAATACGAATGGTCTTGAGTACAAGCAACTCGTCACTTGCCATAATCTCTAAAGCAAGTGCAGATGCTCGACGCCAATCGTTATTCTCATCATCAAGAAACGAGGTTATTTCCTCGTCTGACCATATAGCATCTGTTTCTTCTTTGTCAGGTATTGTACGACGTACTTTACCTATATTCGTTGCTAGATTGTAAGTAAACGACATCGTTACTCAATCCATTTCCATGTCCCAGGACGACCACTCTCATCATACGTTACAGAAGTTCGCCACTTGAGAAGTGGAGGATTATTAGGATCACCACCACGAATATCGTTTGTGCCATCAACAAACACAGCTAGCTGAACTGGATATGGTTCACTACGACCCCATGTTCTAATAATGATTGCAGGACGTACTTCTCTATTTTCAGGTAATGTATAATGTACAATGGTACCCACTACAATGTCCATTTAATCACCTTTTACTTCTACTAGTTCGTTTTCATCTTTAGGCTTGTAACCTTCAGATGTACGTTTATTTCTAGTAGCTTTTAGTTTTTCTAGTTTTGATTTTGAAACGCACTTTTCACATGTACAAGCGGCCGAAATGGCTTTGTGTTGTTGCATGTTAGTGAGGTTACCGAAGTAACCTCACTCCCTTCTACTAGGTACTAACTTAGCCTAACGCCATTGTTAGGCTAAGTTAGTATTAGGAACCAGTACCGTTCGAAGCAACTGCCGCCTTTGGATCAACACGCACTGCACCAGTAACGTGTCGGATACGATATTCAATAGCATCGGAATCAAAGTCACCAGAGAATGCCCCGACATCGCCACCACCAACACGCATTGCGTTCGGTGACTTCATCCAAATCTCAGGACTTTCGTGACCACGAAGGAAACCAATACGAATAGCTTCGCGGCTATAGTTCGGATCAGCAAACACAAACCAAGATGTGTTACCGTTGGTCGTTGCAATGATCGGAATATACGGATCAACTACAACGTTCAAACGATTTCGCATCCAGTTATTCACAATAAGTCGGCGCTCACCTGTCGTGCTATTGTTGTCAGGTTGCCCACCACCTAAGAGCGAAGAGTCCTGAATCTGAATAGCATTCACGATATTCATTGCGGGTACTTCAAGTGCAGGTGGAACTACCAACGTGAGTACATCACGCATGATAGGTTCGCCCATTTCGTCAACCAGCTTAGAAAGAACAATATACGCAGCCTGAAGTGCGTTGATAGAAAGAGCAGGATTATTCCCAACAGCAGCAGGAGAACCGTTAGCTGTAATAACTTGGTTCTTATTCCCACCAGTGAAGAACGACGCATGCGGTCCGTTTGCATCCACAAACAAACCAGTTACGAGACGATGCTCGGTCCGTCGTGCAGCACGAGCAAGACGCTCGGGAATATCACTCAGCATGTTAAGATTGTCGTTGATAAGCGTTTCCCAAGAGATAGGAACGCGCCGACCATACTTCTTAACAGACAGCTTGATATGTGCTTGCTCAGTGAGGTTCGCATCAGGATATGGTTCAACCTCACCAACAATGTCTAATGGACCATCAACTCCATACACGGGCGGAATAAGGGAAGCATCACGGAAGTCATTAACTACCGCACGCTTAGCGTATGCCGTCCACGAAGCAGGCCACTCGTTGTACTTAGCTAGTACAGTACGATCAAGAATATCACCGAACAAAAGCGGAAAGTCAGAGCGCGTCATAACTTCCTGAAGAAGATATGGGTGCTTGCGACCTTCCATGATGTCAGCCATAAACTCAATAGCTTCAGAAAGCTTGCGCTTGTACTCTATGCTATTGCGCCGACGGCTGGCAACACTAACACCATCTTCCTGATAGCTAAAGACAGTCTTAGCGGTTACAACCTCATTCTCGAATTCTCTAACAACTTCCAGAAACTCAGTACCATTCATTGCAAGTATACTCCTAGTATTAGTACGCTAATACCTTGAATTTTGCGCCAGAAGTGACTGTAAGCACTACGTTAGTAGAAGTATGTGTCCCCTCAGCAACGTCCACATTCAAGTTGCTAGCAAACTCAGTCGGAACAACCAACACCTTTGTAGGAGTTCGTCCGAGTCCGTGTGCAACGTTCTGTGAAGAACCTGTACCAGTGGTTTCTGCTGAAATAAACACTCCTGCAAGTGCTTCATCAGCACCAGGGCCACCATCAGCAAGTCGAACGTCAATAGCAGTAGTAGCACCGCTACTGACAGCACCCATAGCATACCCAAAGAACACACCAGTAGCATTACGGGAAATAACTCCCGCTGCTGAAACGTACAAAGCGTCACCAGCAGCAACAGCTACGTTACCAGCCGCATTAACACCCTGAACAGAAAGCGTATAAACACCAGTAAACGCTACGGTAGCCTTCGCATCAGACGACGCATAATCAGTAAGAGCAACGCCAGCCATATCACCATAGGTAATAGGATCGTTAGACTTCGTGGCAGAGGGAACAGTAACACGAAGCACACCCGAAGTAAAGAATTTTCGCTTAGTTGCCATTATCTAGTTTCTCCCGTTTACTGCAATCGCAGCAGCCTTATCGCTCAAACCAAGTCGCTGTAATGCTGCACCGAGATTCTTATCTACTTCCTCCGCATTAAGTTCTGTGGTAATCTTCTGAGTCATTCCAACAACTTTACCGCCAGTAACGCTACCAGTAACAGCTTCAATATACTTCAACTCTGCCGCAGCAGCTTCCTTGATATTCTCTACAAACTTATCGCGGTCTAATTCACGCGTCTCCGTAAGAGGCACCGTACGCAGGCAAGACTCGCGAAGCTTTTCACGAACAACATCAGGCATCTGGATAGAAACAAGAGTCTCAGAAACCACGTTCCGAGCCTCACTCAAAACCAGAGCATCACGCATCTTCTGGATAAGTGCATTAGACTCGTTAAGACGAGTCTCAAGAGTTGCGGCGTTCTTCGCACTCTCTCGTAGGCTATCCAGTTCTTCCTTGGTAATTTCCATGTTGATTAAACCTTTCACCTTTTCTACGTTTACTCTACTGCGTGCTGATTCGTATAGGGATAATATCTGTCCGCCTCTACCCGCAACCGTAACGTAATCGACAGAATATCCCTCTTTCAAACTATCCACTAACAATCCATGTCTATTCTCTGCCTCCCCCTCTTTAGCAGTTCCAGCTGCACGAATAGACGTACCGATATGTGGTGCGGCCTCATCGATGAATTCTTTATAAGGCTGGAACACCTTTACATCTGCATAAAGTCCAGGACCAATGTTGTTAGACGAATGCTCTTCCCAAACTACGTCAGATGCAATTACACCTGCTAAATCGCGTACGTCTCGTTCTGGTCTAACTCGATCTTCTTCTTCAGTGGGATGGTTCATATACATGTGTGTTCCCTTTTTGAACACTTTTGGACCATCCCGTTTCAACATTTCCTTACTATAATATCCTGACGAACCCCATCCAGGTGTAATCAAACAAATCCGAGCAGTACCATCTTCTCGAATAGCTTTTTCTTGCAATACTACTAAGTCACCCTTTAGATCAATACTTTCCTCCTGCTTGTCACTTGTAGTAACAGGTACATAGCTTACCTTTACTTCTACTTCATCACTCAGAGTTACAATATTGTTCTCATCAATAGTGTATTCACACTGATACAATTCACCTGACAACGAGTACACTACATAGCCATCGTACAAGTCATGAATATATGGATAACCACCACCATAGTAATAATCATCATATCCAAAGTCGCCGGCAGCGACTTTCTGCGCTAGAGCATTGCTAAGTGCACGCTGACGTAGTGCTTGCTGTACAGCGCATCGAACACTATCATAGCTATCAGCTTGTGCCAATATCTTAGCAGCTTCTTCTAGATTTGCTGACTCCCACGTAGCAACTTCAGAAACCTCTTCCTCTTCTTCATCGGAGCTGTCTCCCATAAGAGGCATTATGGAATCCATTGCTGCTTTCATAGACTGCATAGCAGTCTTTAGAGTCTTCATATTCGCAGCAGATATCATACGTCCAGCTTCAACTAACAATGAAGCTGCTTCTGACATAGCTTCAGTTTTACGCATCTGTCTTACAGCAGCGTTTGCTTTTTTGATAGCGGTAACTTCATCGTCTCCTGCCTCAAGAGACGAGTTAGCTACCTTAGCCCAAACTTCCGACTGTTTCTTTGTTAATTTCTTGTACTTCTTTCGTACATCTGTTGGACTCCAGGGCATCTAGGACTCCCCCACATAAGATACATCGCTTTACGTCTTTATATGTGTGATCGTATGTAACTTGTGCTCCATGTTCCTTACACTGTAACCAAGTTACTTGCACGTTTCGTACTCACAACATGTGTTATCTTTTCGTAAGCATCCATCCAATACACCCAATTGTATCGAATATCGTATTGATTCATTACGTGTCTCCGATACTGTCGAGCGTATTCTCGCCGAGCCGCTGCATGTTCAATGTAGTATTCTAACGTCTTTACCCAATCACGGGTATCTTCACAGTATGGTATAGGTTCAGTACCATAAAGTGCTTTAGAACCTACTACGAATGCACCTGTAGCAGCAAACTCCCATGCTTTTATGGTGCTCTTACGAGCATTGAACTCTGTATCTCGAACTGACACACAACCAATATCTACAAGCATGTTTGACTGATAACTGTCTACATCAGTCCAGCCATGATAGATCATCTTTGAAATTGCAGCCTGACAACTATCTAATTTAGGCAGCCATCCTGCAATTACAAACTGTACATCAGCTCGCGCAGCCAGAATGTTCCAAGCGGCTAACATTGGCTCTAAATCATGTTGTGGACGTGCACCACCAGCCCAACCAATAGTTACAGTTTCACTTTCGTCTTCTAATTCCTCCCTTTTTCTGTATGTACTCTGGAACCGTTCTACATCAATAGCATTTGGTATTACGTATACAGGCGTATCAAACTGTGATCGTACATAATCAGCTAAATTATGTGTACTTACTGTAATAGCATCACACTGACTAGCAGTCCAAATACTATTTGCTCGTAACTCACTTGCTACGTTTACAAGTTGATCAAATAGTTCTAGACCTTTTTCTTCATTCCAGTATGTTTGTATTACGTGTTGTGGATAACCTTCCGACCATATGTCGTCATCAGCATCGTAGACAATAATCGTACCACTTTCTCGAATACGTGCAAATAAATTAAGCGCAGCTTCTCGGGCATCAATTGGAATCCACATTTTAGGCAACACTAAAATATCTACATCTTCGTCAATATTGTCGTCTAAATCAATACTTCGAGCATCAATCCCGTATTTTCGTAGTTGGTTAAAGGGACTTTCTACCCGCCAGAAATATTTTGCAGAGTCGTCATTAGGTCCACGTTGAAGCAGAGCACGTATTTTCAAATTCATGGAAGACACCCATTCAATACTAACTCCCAATCTGTAATAGTAGCATCCAGAGACAAGAAATTATGTATACCATAATAAGCGTTTCGTTGTAATGCTTCTCGCTGTCCTGGTTGATTTATAAGTGTCTCAAGTTTTAGTATCCACTCATTAGTTGTCTTAGCTATGTAGCCATTGTGGCCACTAATGATATCTGTAAGATAAAATGGACTTCCAACAACTACAGCACCAGCAAGTGTATACTCATAGTATTTGATAGGACTCTTTCCATCATTGAATAATGTAGGTGCAACTGGACAACATCCAATATCTACTTGCATAGACTTAGGCCATTCAGCCAGAGGCCGCCACGGTATTCGTACCTTTTTGTCTAAGTCTATGCGAGAATCTATTACGTCAGGTTGCCAGCCAGCTACAACAAACCTAACGTTTTCATAAGTCTTTCCAATATGCTCCCAAGCCCGAGCCATAGGTAATAAATCTCGTTCAGGACGACGGCCAGAAGCATAACCAATGTAAATAGAATCAGAGTTATGCTGATATGGTGGGTTTGAGTCCAACGCATCTGTAAACCATCTTTCATCTATTGCATTAGCTAATACAAAAACAGGTACCTCAACATGATCTATTATCAATTCACGTAAATTGTGTGTAGTTACTATTACACCATCACACAAATTCATCGTTTCAATTTGTCTTGGTACTCGCTCCATTATCTTGTCCAACCCATGTTGAGTTAGACCACCACACTCTGAGAGATATTGCCTGAATACATCCACGTTTACAGTATAATCATCAATCGAATATAGTACGGTAGCAGCACCACGATTATACAAATCCTTGATGTACATATCAGGATTTGCTGGTACTATTCGATGTATTATTACAATAGCATCACAAATATCTTCTGTAGGTATAGTTTCTAGTAATGGAATTATCTTGGTAGTATGTCCACGTCGTTGTAGCAATTCAAATGGGCGAGTTACTCTCCACCATGTAGAAGGACTTTCCGCTTCGTTTGGAATGAGTGCACAAAGTTTCATAACGTAAATTTATCCTACGTCGAGTAATACGTGTAGTACACCTTTAGCTACTGTTGTTATCTTTCCATTGGTTTCAGTCATTTCTATATCACAGTGTAGTATGGTATCATCCGTAAAACTACTTGTATCCGCAGGTGCAATAGTTATAATTGCAATTCCATTACTCGGTGTTGGTACAGATACAGCACCGCCACTCTTTTGAAACAACGGTACTGTATCTGTAAGCCAACGTTTTGCTGAAAGCTTGAACGTTGCTCCCGTTATATCTACAGCTACATTATTTCGTACAACAGGCACTTCTACATCAATAGTATCGCCACGTCTGGCTACTAGCGTAAAGTCGTTCGTATTTATGTTCATGTTCTACTTACATCCGCTGTAGCTTTCTTTATTCCTATTTGACCAGTTGCACGATTATACAACCGTACGGCCGCAGTAGCCAACGCAATAATAGGTGCTTGACCACCTATTATGATAACTGTACCAAAGACTGCGCCAGATGCAATACCTGTAGGAGATATAACAGGAGAACCAAGTGTGACAGTAGACGTACCAAAGGCTTCGAGAGAGGCCAAACCATTCGGAAATATCGTTAGAGCTAATGCTACGTTTCCAAATGTTTCTGCACTCGAAATTCCTGTAACAACAATTGATACAGTACCAGGAACAACTGTATGACTTCCAAAAGCTTCGAGACTTCCAATTCCTGATGGACTTACGAAACCACTTATCAGTACACCAGTAGTTCCAAAGGCTTCTGTACTACTAAGTGCATTCGGGAATATAGTAAGGTGTAATTGAGTTGTACCAAAGGCTTCTACACTTACAATTCCAGAAGGACTTATCGTAACCGTACCAGGAACTATTACGGTAGTACCGAAAGCTTCAGCTGAAGCAATCGCATTTGCTAATATCGTAACTACACCAGGAACTATTGTATGCGAACCAAATGCTTCACCAGACGCAATTGCAGATGGCGTAAGAATTGTACCACCTGCATTTATTAATGCATCCCCAAAGAGTTCAGCACTTGAAATTCCTGTACATACAATAAAGAGGTTTAACTGATGTGTACCAAAAGCTTCCGCCGATGCAATTCCTGTTAATAGTAACGTTAGGTTTAGTTGTGTCGTGCCAAATGCTTCTGCACTAGCGATTCCTGTAAGCAACAACGTCAAATTGAGTTGTGCTGTACCAAATGCTTCTAGACTTGCTAAACCACTTGGCGATATTGTAACTGTACCTGGAACAATTGTATGTGAACCGAAAGCCTCCAGTGATGCAATAGCACTCGGATCGATGAATGTTGCTTGAGATATTACAAGTGTACCGAATGCTTCCGCACTGGCAAGTCCACTTGGAGTGATTGTAACTTCGCCAGGAACTACAACAGTTGTTCCGAATGCTTCCAACGAAGCAATAGCATTAGCTACAATTTGTAAGTTAAGCTGTGTAGTACCAAATGCTTCCTCAGAAGCAATAGCACTTGGAGCTACTTGTAGATTTAGTTGATGTGTACCGAATGCCTCTAAACTCGATAGCCCTGTAGGACTGATAATCACTTCGCCAGGAGCAACTACTGTAGTACCGAACGCTTCGAGCGAAGCAATACCAGTCGGTGTAATAGTTTGTGCGCCAGGAACCGTACGTACACGTCTGCGTACATACGGCTTGCGCCATCTTTCATATCTAGGCTGAATCCATACAGGCATTAGAGTGTCACAGGTTTAATCATCTGCGCGAATGCTGGCTTTCCATGTACTCGACAATACTCGGTATACTGTACTACTTCTGCATACACATCGTCTGGCAGTTCTCGAAGCATACGTATGATCGAACGTGCTTCAGGAGATACATGCTTATCGTCGTGTGCATACAACTCGTGCTGTTCTAAAAACCTTCGTACACCATCAGGTTGTGCTATTCGTTCTGCCGCACGTCCTGTCAACACACAGCCAGAAGTACACTGCGCTACAAAAGTTTTCTTTTCTCTCATTACTCTTCCTCCAAATAGAACACACCTTGACCACTTATATCATCAGCAGCAGTTGTCTGGCAGCGTACGAGTAATGCTTCACCTTGTTTTGCTTTAGGCCGCATATTAGCATCAGGATACCATTGTTCAAATGGTCCACGAATGTTCCAGCCATGTTCCGCTAGTGTAATAGCTGTACCCGTTGTCGTTGCTACAGTTGTGTTGTTTACTTCACATGCAGCACCAGCAGCGGCATCAGCCGAATCCATAGGTTGTGGAGTTGCAGCAGCACCACCTGAACCACTTGTAACAGTAGCAGGCAATCGCATAACAGAAATCCTCAACCCTTCTTCCGCTGCATCACCTACTTCTGAAATCTGTCCTAATACAAAACCAACTAATTTTACAGGTTTATCGTCTGCTGGTAAAACCTCAAGTAAATCAGTGTCTCCACCAGCAGCCGTAATTGTACCGTTGAAACTCACGGTATAGATACGGCTCATTAAGCTACTCTCCTATTCCAAACTCTAAGTGGTCGTCTACGAGGTACAGGCGCTTTACCTCCTGGAGAAGCTCCACTTTCTCGTAACGCAAGTAACATTGCAGCCCACTGTGACGATGCTTGAGTAACAGTCTTATTCCCACTTGCACCAGCAGAAACCTGAATACCGTCTGCTAAACCAACATTGAAAAAATCTACCTGCTCGTTAGAGCAAGGAGACGACCACGCGGAACGAGAGCCACTTGCACCATTAAAGTCAGCTTGACAAAAGACAAGCATAGCATTTGCTGTGACTGTTGTAAGTCCTAATGCAGTTCCAGTGGTTGAAGTAGTTCCTGAGTTTTCAGTAGCAGTTGCATCTTGTGGGGTTGTTGTACTTGCACCAGAATACGATACAACACAAGCAGTTCTCCAAGAACTTGTACCACCAAAAGTAATTGAATATGAGGCACCATCACTCGCGGATACACGAATAAACGTTGCTTGACTCATATCAGGAGTTGAACTAGTTTCTAAAATTTCCTGTACCAGTGTAAACCCACTAATAGCAGGCGTGGTTAACGGAGCTTCAAAATACACATTAATAATTACAATGTCATTATCAACCGTACCAGTAGGTTTTGTAATAGCAAGAGTAGTTCCATTTCCGTTTCCTGCCGTATTAGAAGCACGAAATGCTATAGCCATAATTTATGCAGGCCAAGCAAAAGACCAGTCAATCCCGTCAACCCGTCCCCGAGAATCGATTGTAATTTCTAAACGTGCTTGTGGGCCAGTGGGAATATTTACATTTAACGAACTACCAGCGTTTACGGTACGCGAGAAAGTCCGCCCATTTTTATCAACTGTAATTGTTCCACGAGTTGCGAATGCACTATTATTTGTACACATAAGTCGTGTCAAACGTAGTGCAACATCATCATATTCATAAGACCAAACACAATTTCCATTATCAAACTCAACAATTGTCTGCGTTACAAGTGCCATGATGTCTTATCTCCTACATTTCTCCGAAATCCTCTTTGCTGTCAATACCTCGTGCTTTTACCATTTGCACTAAAGCATCTTTTTCAGCATCGCTGAGAGCAGCAAACTTAGCCTTCGCAAGTTCTAATTCGTACTCGTGCTGGAGTTCACGAATCATAGCTTTTGATTCAGCTAAAAACTTTTCGTGAGCTTCTTGTGCTTGAGATAATCGAAGCTGTGCCGATTCAAGCGACATTACGGGTTACTCCTAATAATCGTTGGTGCTCCAAACAGTTCTCTACTCTTGATTCCACCTGGCATGTATCGACGTAAATCTCGATCATACTTGGCAGTTTGTATCGTTTCGTTCTTGATGTCTTTTCTGTCGGAAAGACCTATTGGAACCCCTGCTCGAAGAAGTATTGCATTATCTCGGATAATACCAAGTGCTTTCTCTTCTTCTTCAGCTTGACGTGCTTTCATAAATAAAGCACGTGCAATCTCATTCGCATGTTCCCAAGGAATTTCTACAGTCTTTCCATCAAGAGAAAATACAACCTTATTACCATTAGTACCAATGTTTACTTGTGTAATGGACATAATAAATTACACTACACTACAGCTTGAAAATCTTGTTAGCACCGTTATCCCACTGAACAGTAATATTACCACCATTTGGAGTTACAGGCAATCCAGTAGCGGTATCAATGTTACAAATAAGTCGCGATGTAGCTTCAACACCAGTATCTTTATAAATATCAATTGATTCTGAAGGGTCACCAGTTACCGATGTCAACGTTACATCAGCAGCATCAGCTACACCAGCCGTGGTTGTCTTAGATGCAAACGCTCCAGAAATTGCAACCCTAGATGCAACAGCACGATCATCTAAGTTATCATCAACAGCTAAGTCAATAGTATCATCTGCTTCATCAATTAAGACTAGTTTAATTGTATTTGCATCCCAATCGATGTCGCCAGCTAAGAAACCCTCTCTACCGAGATCATACAGTGCGTTAGCCATTCTTCCATCCTTTTAGTGGTTGACGTTCTTGTTTTAGTGCTCTATCACCAAGTTTATCAACCCGATGTGTATGCGTAATTCTATCCAGAAAAGCCCAACTAGCACCAGCTTCCATCCAATGACTAACTTGGTCCCAATCTGTTCTAGAACCAATGTGCGTCATGAATCCACGATAATCCAATAATTCGGCACGAAATAAGGCTTGCGTGATATCAACCGATTTTGGAATATCCGCCCCAATAATATCGGTAGCAACACTAACACTGGACTGCAAAGAGTTATGAAACCAAACTTCTGTTTTACTATATACAAAGTCTACGTCCTTTTCTTCTAACAAATCTACAAGACTTTCAATATGATCTTCTGTAATTTCTTCATCATCCGATAACCACATAATATAATCACCACTTGACAACCATTGTGCAACTTGAAACGGGACTGCGCTGATACTCATAGCTAAGAAATGCGACCATTGTCTACCAGTTTCTACAAACTTGATAGGCACATTAGAGTCATTATTTGCATCCGATACAATATCTCGTATTATCTGTGCTGCTGGACCATCATGTACAATACAATGCTCGATAAAGGGATATGTTTGTTTTCTTACTTCATTTATACACGCTAAAAGTTCACGAGGACGATCGTACGTTCCAGTTATTACAGAAACTAATTTTCGCATGACTTGTTCTTATTATTGTACAATTAGCTTTGGAGTCTGCGTTTCAATAGGTAAAGAATTCGACAACATTACAATTGGTATCTGTGAACCATCAGACATTGCATGTACCATCTGGTTTTCATCTTCGTCAAACAAACCAAACACAATTTGAAACGTAGTTGGTTGCTGTGTTATTGGCGAAGGTGGCCCATATGTTACACCTAATGCGTGCATATGAGCCTTACCCTCGCACTTAGATTCTAATTTCAGATTGCTCGGGAACGGAATCGGGTTCTGGGGTTGGTTCGCCATTTTGATTATCGTCCTTTAGGTCTGAATCTTCGATGTCTTTGAATATTTGATCGACCAACTCATCTACATCACTTAGACCGAGTGCTTGTAACATGAGTCGAATCGTCAACTTCTTGAGTTCTGGACTGTCTACAGCAAATTGTTTACCGTTGAGAGTAATTGCGCCTATTACGGCATCGATACGCTCTTGTATCGTACGCTCCAAAATAGGGGGAAACACTACTTCAACATGTAAATCAATCGGCTTACCAGTCTTAGGGTCACGTTTTGGTTTGTATTCTTTTTCACCTCGATTATCAATTGTTGTACGTACGTATGGCTTAAGTAAGCCACGACCTGACTCAATAGACCAACGTACAACCCAACTAAGGATTTGTTTGAATACTTCTTCCCAAAGCTTTTGTCTACTTCTAAACTTCAGTTCTGTTGGTCGGTCTAGAGTCTTTGCAGTTGCTAAGTTACCTACGTCAACTTCACCACTTAGCATAGGGTCAGGCAACCCCATAGCAGCGGCTACCATTATACGTAGTTCTCTAGCATCCCGCGCGCTAGTAGTAGCTCCAGATGTTTTTACAGGTTCTAGTGTCGCACCATCTTTTTGTCGAGCAAAGATAGAACCTACAACAGGCGACGGATTGGTTTCTACTACCGATCCAGAACCAATACTCGATTCTAAACGAGTCTTTGCAGCTACTACAGATGCTTTGTTTCCTGGTGTTGTTAGCTGAAAAGCAAACTTGGCATAAGTCGATATAATCGTCGCCCAATCGGCCAACATCTTTTCATGTGCTTTGGCCCAATTGAGTGCACTATATGTTTCAGGCGCACCAAACTTACTCTTTTTTAGAGCACCTACACTTACATGTACAATAGGTGCATCCCACAATATAGGCTTGCCTTTATATTGCTGTGGTAGTCTTGCCAATGTTTGAGGCATGTAGTTGATATCAGGATAGTAAACCACATTGAATGTGGATGTACCTCCATCATCAACTGAATTCCATTCTCGACGATAGTACCAAACTTCTGACACATCGTCAGGGTTTGTTACAATGTCAGTAATTTCATCGAGACTGATACTTCGAACCTTTACTCGTCCAGAAACTTGCTTGTCTGTAAACAGCACAAAGAACAAATTTCCATCAAGTAACAAGGTTCGTTCTAATTCTAACTGCGCCATGTGCGAAGTCAGTTCTTTTTTGTTTGTAGGATCATCCAGAAATTCCTGAATGACTTTGTTTACAATATCATTCGTACCCTGTACACTAACACCTTGTGCAAAGATATAATCAGCTTGTAATGTAACTGCACGATGTACAAGAGGATTTTGCAAGTAAAACAATCGAGAGCGAGCTACAATTCGTCGTAGAAACTCTCTACTAAATTCGTAGCTCGCTTCTCCACCTAAACGAGTCCAACCCCAATCCTCTTGAGCAAATTCTAATTCAGCAATTCGCTCATTCAAATACACTATAGTATTGTTGTATTGCGCGCGTTCTTCTTCAATTAGAGTTTCAACCGCCATTATATATCAACTCCAATTGTAACGGGATCGTGAATTACTACCAACATTTCTTCATCTTCCTTGAGTGGTTCACAGTATGTTAACAGTAATGCATCTGCACGGTTCGGACTTGGTTTGTTTGTACGCTTTATCGTATCTTGTTTCGATTCAACTGCGATACGATCAGCAGCGTCACGTTTGTATGTAGGACTCACCAACTGTCCGATAGTTTTTTCATCTAGCAATGCTAAATTCCATCCCTTATCAGCACTCAGTTCTCGTCCTACTTCCCACCAAAGTTGCGACCTAAACCGTACAAACTTTTCTGGGTCTTTTGCAGCTAAGCCTACATTTACTCCTGCAATCTCACAAAACGATATATCAACGTTCATTTCCAATATCTCATCATAATGTGCACCACGAGCAGCACACATTTGCAGCATACCAATCAAGCCCCATCCAATACCAATGCTATCTACTTTTATTCTCGTTGCTCGATGCTTCATAATAAATGGTACAACCAATTTATAAGCATCAAGTGGTTCAGGAGTTTTTTGTTCTATTACATCATCTAATATAAACTTACCGTAGCGTACCATAGCACAAGTTTCGTCGCCACCAGCACCTACGTCTAAACCAATTTCACGCGGATACAGTGTATCAGCATCCGTAAGTAATGCTTGCTCTAATTCGTCTACATCCTGACAACGTCGAATAAAGGAAAGAGGTACTACACCATCGAGTTTGTTCTCAGGAAATCGTCCTAGAACTTTCGATATAAAGATTGGACTATCTTCTCCAACATCACGCTTCATTTCTTCAACGTATAGTGGAGAAATCAATCCATCTTTTACCTCTTGAGGTACATACTCTCCCGTAAAATTAGGAGTGTCATAAGCACTAACAGCAATGACATGCCAACCAGACCCAGGAGAACATATTTTTGCAAAATGACTATCTGGATCATCTGGATTTCCAATTGCCAGAATATGACTTAGTTCATTTGAAGCTAATGAGTTTCCAGCTAAATAAATGTTTTCAGGTATACCACAAGCCTCGTCGTATATTACAAGTACACGACGAGCATGTATTCCCTGGAATGCTGTAGGATCATAGTCCGATGGCTTACGTCCCATAGCTACTAATTCGTCATTCAGCCACCATTCAGTTTGATTGAGTCTTCCTCCTAAATTCGCAGCTTTCCATGCTCTACGAATTTCTTTCCATAAAACTGCTTTTACTTGTTTAGATGATGGAGCCGTTGTAACAACGAATGCTTCACCAGGAGGATTCGTGTCAATCCACCATGCAGCAAGTCTAGCACTAAGCCAACTCTTGCCGAGACTATGATGGGCCTGTACAGCAACTCTACGATGGTCAACGACAGCACTTGCAATCCGTTTTGGAACGGACCACATAAAGCCTTTAGTACGTTCTTCTACCCATAAGACAGGGTCATCAATGTACTTACTTCTTAATACAGATTGTCGCTGTGCACGTAGCTTAGCCCGTACAGCAGCGACAATCGTTTGTTGTGATACAACCATTATTTTACTGCTCGAATGCTTTTTACTCTCTGTTCCATTTCCTTGATATTCGAGCGGATATCATCTACTGAGATATCCGGAAACTCTCGTGCCAAGTCTTCGATTTCCCGATTGAAGTCGAAGGTAACTTTAGTTGCGGGTGAAGTAAGCGACGCAAACGAGTTGATAAGCGACGTATGCGTACGCGCTAATTCAGCAGGACGTAGCTCAGTCATAGTCATCTTGAGTTGATCGGTAGCTAGTACAATCAACTCGTACAACTTGAGCGTCAGAAGCGTACGTAACCGTGCCGCTACATTGTCTGCCGTCTGGACATCAAAGGTTGATATCCGTACCTGGAGATCATATTCCTTAATAGTGCCGTACGGTACCCCGAGTTTCTTCCCAAGTCGCTCGGCTGCAAGTGCAAGACTGCCATCACTACTCGTGACGACATCTACTATGTCCTGAGTATCGATATCATTAATGTTTATCATTTGTTTCTCTCCTGAATAACTTTAGAAAGCATTGTGGGCAAACCCAACCCTTGACGGTGTTACAACGAGATTGCATTTCTTTGGAGCATTGTGTACAAAGCATTTTAGTATCCTAAAAGTCAGCATATAAGCGAGCCGTGCCGTCCCCTCAACCCTATTGTAACACAGTCAATAAGATATTACACACTGTAACTTTCACGTTACATCACCGTCCCAGAATGTACGGTGCATTTCTATATATTGACATCCCGCTATATATGTGGTATACTGTACTATAGGAGGATTCTAATGTCTGACGCACCTGCAATAGCGTATTATATGTCCGAACGTGCCTATGGACATCTTGTATTTATGGCACAAAAACAAGGTTACATACCTTGGGGCGCCGAACGTGCAAAAGGTTTGAGTGAATTCCTAAATGATCTCGCTCATTATGCACTAGAAGATACTCGCCCAGAACTAGTACGTATGCGCCACGAAGAAGAGATTAGTCACAATCGAGCACCGTCTTGGCATCATACACGACTACGACGTGCTCGCTTGCTAAAACTCGATGAGAATGCAATAGAAAAATATTTTGAGAGTGCACTTATATTTGGTATCCTTCGAGAAGAACCTTTTGCAGTAGGCGGTCCACAACGTAACACGCCATATCCTGCAATAGCTTATGTACTCGAAGGTATAGGTTTAGAGTGGCTTACACCTGTAGACCTACCAAGGAATTATGACTAATGGAACCAACAGAAAATCCATTCGTATTCTACAACGACGAAAAATCTACATCACACATTGTTATCCCATTGTTTCCTAGAAAAGTCAAAGTACAAGTTACTATATCAGAAGAGGCATGGGAACGTCTTAGATTCCTTATAGCTCGATACACAGATAGTGCAGAAACCGCTCGTGGACTCTCTGATCTACTAGAACGAATTGGAGTTTTTGCACTTAGTATCTTCGAACCAGAAAATATTATAGACGAAGAATCAGGTATTAGTGTAGAAGATTGCAGGAATTCGGGTTACCTTGATGCAATACAAGGTAACCCTTCTACATTCCTTGCGCTCTTTGGAAAGGATTTAACAGACAAACATCAAGAAGCATACATGCGTGGATATTACGAAGGAAACTACATAAACAGCAAACGAGGGTAATAAACATGTGTAGACTATGTTTACCGAATACTACACTAGAACAACATTTTAAATATTTTCAAGAATCCGGCTATAGTCCACAAGACATTGTAGACCTTGTAATAAAGTCTCATTACCAAAAAAACAAAGTAAATAAAGAAATTACACATCCAAAACACACCTATAATTACGAAATACGAATAAAGTAACCTATATTCATAAGGAACAATAGTTATGCTTAGAATGCTTCAAAAGATAGCATGTCATTTTGGATTTCATAGTTATGCCCGAATTATGGTACGAACAAACAACAATGTAGAATTACGTTATACAGACTATAAACGTGCTTACGAATGTATGTGGTGTAAAAGGTTATGGTATACCTA